GAGTAATATTATCTTACATCAGTTTGAAGGTTTACACAAACTTTGGGATACTCCCCCGCAGAAGTCACAATAATATTCTTCAACTTCTTTCACTTCTGTTCTCTTCATTCGCACCCTCCACATTACACACTCCAATTTTATTTAACTGTGTAAAAATATCTTCATACACTTCGTGATTCACTACTTCCATAATATCTTTGACCATTTTATTCATTTGGACAATATCTCCACTAAACGCATCCCCAGTTGTTTTAATTTCATACCGATAAAAATGTGGGCTAACTGGTTTAATAATAAAATCACCATCAAACACGGAACCTTTCTGGATCAATGTATACTCACCAGACCAAAACCCGTTGTCAATATGCACATCTTCACTTGCAATTTTTAAACAACAATTTTGATAGCTCTTATCTTTAATATAGTTTTTAAGCTTCATTCTATCTTCAAGCTTAATGCATCGGTATCTACCAGTTTTTTTATCACGTACCCTGTTATATTTCTTAACGTAAAACATTACGCCATCTTTAACTCTATAAACATCCTCATAGTCTGATGCAAAAACCTGTTCCATATTTCTCCTTTCTGTGCTATAATAAATTTGCGTATAAATCGACTTAGTTTGAAAACGGTGTAATTTTGTATACGAGATACCACTTCTTAACTGAGATGGTATCTTTTTTGTACACAAAACATTTATTTTATGAATCCTGTTTTACTGGAATCCATTCAGTAATTGTGATTGTATGTTCTTTCACTTCATACGGTTGTTTAGGATACCAATTACTTCCATCGTTATAGTCCCAATATTCGATTGCATAATATTTATATCTTAAGCACACAATCGTTCTGATTTTTGAATAAACATCATAAGAACAGACAGTTTCCTGATCTACAATTAATTTCCCAGTATTTACTAACTTCGCAAGGTCACCATTAGTGAGGGGTTTGTGGGAGGATAATTTATCAAACATGATTTCTTCGAAATTATTATTGTAATAATCAATATCATCCCATTTTGTTTTATCTGTAATTATTCTTCCGTCTCCTTTTGTCAAATAATTATGATTGATCCATTTCTTTAACTTATCATTTGCATTCATGAGTCTACTTTCTCTACTAATATATTTGATTTAAATGTGCATACTGGACGAATGTTAAAAGGCTCTGCACAATAACATTGTTTAATTCCCCATGCACCAACAGCACAAATAGCTAGACGATTTTCTTCTGATGCGGCAGTTAATAATATCCATGCGGTATTGCTTGAAGATTTTGCTGGATACTCTAAGTAGTTTCTGTATAGTCTATATTCGTCTAAAGTTAGTAAAGAAACTTTATCATTACTTATTTCACCCGCCATTGTTCCATCAAGTGCCATTAAGTCACGCTCCATATATTGCAACACATCATGCGAATTATCTTCGATTTTATATCCGATAGATTTTAAATCTTGACGAAGACTACTAGATTTCCAGTTGTTGCAATATTTGTCAAATGGCTTTGTATTATCCAAAAAATCTTTCATAATACAGAAACAAGTTTGAGGATATTTAAACTGATTTAACACAATCCATTCATATCCTGCTACCTTAAAGGTGTCTCCTGGTTTTAATGTCAGAAGTTGTACTTTCTCTGAGGTATAATCATTTTCTTCCGACTTCATCATATCTTTATCTTCAATTACTTTTACGACCGCCTTGGCAATGTCATAAATATCTTCTTTATCTAATGTCAAGTTTTCTCTCCTTTATATCATAATTTTATGACCACACTGTGGGCAGTGAATGAATTCCACATACCCACTACAGTAGCTGTATCCGACAAGTTCAGATTTAATATCGGATTCATCGAATCTTAATTTGGCGCCACATCCATTACACTTCACTTTGCGTTTAGTTCCACCTTTTAAAATCTTAATCATCTTTCTCTACCTCGACTTCGATTGGATGTTTGCACTGTGGGCAGATAATATAGTTTGGTGGGTATACTGGTTTGAGAGTTCTGAAATCAATCGTACGCTTTGGTTTATCTTTAATATCACTTTTCTCGTAACTCAACTCCGCACCACAATTTTCACAAGTGCATTGTTTTCGTGTTCCTCTTTCTAAAATTTCAATCATTTACCAATCTCTCCCCATCGTGGTGTAACAGAAAATACGCTAAAACTTGGGCAATTGTCATCATATGTAATAGAAGAAATTGTCCATCCTTTGATCAACTCTTCAGCGTAATCAAGATCATCTTCTTCATAATATAATCTGTCATACTCGTATACTGCGTTGTCACTATTCAACCAATTAATGATAATCTCTATCAACATATTGAAAGATGGCTTCATAATATCTCCAGACAATACAATATCCCACTGTTTCATATATTCTTCATCTAAAGCATCGTCATCTCTGTTTTTTGTCGGTATCCATCCAAAGTATAACTTTCCGTCTACTTCTTTAATTCCACGTAATTCATCTGCTGTTTCTCCATAAATATCAACAATGAATCTCAATGTCTTTTCCAACGTCCCGTTAAATGTATCTTTTAGACTTCCCGATACTATGAAAGGTTTATCGTTAGTGAACATACGCTTACCACTCCTTTCGCAAATTAAATATTTCTTTTATGTCATGTGACTATAACTATTTCAAGGATGTAAAAAATTGCTTATTATATCTTGATCCGCCATACAAAGGCACAAGCAATTACGCTAAAAGTTGTATGGATTATGATCATTTTTATGATTTTTGTCACGACATTGCGCAAAATAACCTTGTTATCATTAGCGAATACGATATGCCAAATGACGAATTTAAATGCATTTGGCAAAAAGAACGTACAGTGTGCCAAGATGCCAACCGAATAAATGGACAAAAGGCAACTGAAAAATTATTTATTCCCAATTTATGATTATTTACATAAAAGAAATATTCTTTAATGAAATCGCTTGTTTTCGTAAATTAATCACTCTCTCATAATACATATTTCTTTTTCCAGTCTTAACTTGTCCGAACCCGCCATTGAAGTATTTCCCTCCAAAGCTTGCACAGTATCCAATCAAAGCAGTGTATTCTTTAGAATATTTATCTCCTCCTGCTTTTCGATTTTCTCTAACTTCAACATAATGTTCCTTCGAACAAATTTCTGGAGCAATTGGAATCGTTGGATTTTCTTGAACGTATTTCAATAATGCAATCAATTCATCATTAATGTCTGCGCCAATTTTGTTTTTACATTGAATCTTATCAATAATATTGGCTCCGCCAACAAATGGCTCTATGTATGTTTCAATATTGTTATCATCAATATATTTCTGAATAATCGGTACAATATATTTTGCAATTCTATTTTTACTTCCTTGATATACTATTTGTCTTTACCAGAAAGCCCATATGGTTTACAGTAGCTACACTCTCGTTTTCCTTTCTGGTTTATTATTTAATTAAAGTCATCAATTAGCAAATTCTCACAACTCCAAATTCGTATAATCCTACATCATCCTCAAGTGCAATAGTGTCATGTTCTGTCGTAGTAATAAATTCATTATCTATGCCAACAACTGGCATATGATCTGGATATTTACCTAGCTTTTTCTTAAGCTGTCCAACTGTTATATAATTTGGTTCTTCCATTACAATCTCACAACTTTCTTATCTGCTAACTCTTTTACTCTATCAGTCAAAGTTACTGCTGCCACATGCGTTCCCATATAAACATCAAGAGCTTCGCCAATTAAGTTGTATCCTTCATCAACAAGAACACGATCATAATTCATTCCACGATTGTTCTTAAATTCTTCTACAGTCATAGGCACTGGAATAATTAAGTCAAGATCGTTTGCTTTGTCTAATAACAGTTTTGTCTGCAATTTGTTCTGCACAATAATCGGATACTGTGTTGTTGCACTTGTATAAAGTAATTGTGTAGTTTTGCCTGTTCCTCTGTCTTTAATAATCAGTGTTGTTGGTTTATTTGTTATCATAGTTTACAATCTCCTTCTATATAAAATATCTCTGAAGCCCATCTTTGAATCTTAGTGGACTATCAACAATGGGATGTGAATACTGAAACTGTCTTAAAAAATTCATAACAGTTCTAGCATCTGCACCGCTTAAAGGAATAAATTTTACATATTCAGGTCTCCCAGCAATACATACAACTGCCCACGAACGCTCTGAATCATGAAATCCAACGTCAACTGCTACATCGGTAAGTTGGTTATACATTTTCTTCATCTCTTTATTTTGTTGTATTGAAATCTGACACTGACGAGCTGCCTCATTACAATTGTTTTTGGCAAATCTTAATTCAGTATTGCTTTCATTAATTTCATTTTTTAAGGCATCAATATCTGGTTGTAGGATTTCTAGCAACCATTTTCTAATTTTCTCTTTTAATTTCTGGAACAATTAACTCTCCTTTTATATTTCACACGATACATTTAATCCATATGGTTCATAACACAAACCATTTACCCAAACCCAGTTATCGTCTTTGTATATGAGGAATTCAACTGTTTCAAAATCACAATAATTGTCACTATCTTTGTCTTCCCGAACTGCATACACAGTAATTGGTTTCTTAGGTGTTGGAGACCTGCCAATTTCTTGTATCTTAAACATCTGAATCCTCCCATACTACATTGACATTGAACCCTAATTCCTTTAAAACATCTGTAAAATCATCAACATCTAATTTATGGTTTTCTATTTTAGTCCCATTGATTTCAATAGATTGTCAGTCGTCAGATTTAATGATCGTAATTGTATTTGCTTCTTTTGGCATTTTTATTCTCCTTTATATAAAAATTTAGGGCTAAATGGACTTGACTTGCGGTCAAATCTTTTGTCATAAAATTCCTGGACAGTTACGCATCCTTCTTGTCTATTTGATGTGAATAACTGACAGCATTTGCAATCACACACATTAGATTTAGTTAATTCTGAATCAACCTCTTCTTTGGTGTAGTCAATTCCATATTTGTATATCATTGCAGTATTGTTAAAGTCTGTTGTTTTATTTGTTAACACATCTCCACAACAGCATTTTGATGTACTTAAATAATGCAAATCATTATCTGCAATACTATACGGAATAGAATATTGCTGTAATTTCTCAATTAACTGCTGATATAAATTTAACCTAATTTTTGGCTTCAAATTTAATAACCCCATTTGTGTGAAGCTAGATTTGTCTAATCCAGTAAGTTTTAATAGGTATTCTTTATGTTCCTTATTTTGTGGAACAATTTTTAAACCTTCGATAGTAAAATGATCTGCGTCATGAAACATATCAATAATATCTGTAGATGAAATTCCTGGAATGAATGGTTGGATTCTAATTCCTACTTTAAATCCATTGTCTTTTAAATTTCGATATAATTTATATCTTTCTAAGATATCTGGAACATTTGGCTCTATTGATTTGTCATTAATTACATTTGTTACAGACATTTGGAAGGTGTGTAAATCTGGATCAACTTCACAACCATACAGTGTTGAAGATTTTGTACTAAATAAAATATGAATATTGTATTGTTTAGTAATATCAATTAACTGTTTTGTAATATGGAATTTCTCTTCCGCTGGCTGGAATGGATCGCTCATACCACCACAATGCCAATCATATCGTTGAGATATTAAAAAATCTAAAAAATTCGTTTTATCCACTTTATTATGAACGAAAATTTTATCTAATCGACGTTCAACGGATTTAACATTACCAATTTGTAAATTTTTATCAAATTCCATTATCTTCCTATAATTAGAAAAACAATATTTACATCCAAAACTACATGTTTTATATGTATCTACTCGAATAGGTAATCCGCATATTGCAAATTTACTACTTACATTCAGCGGATTGAAAGTCTTGTTTTTATTTTCTGTCATTTAAACCTTATATTTACAAGGCAGCGCACTGCGTTTTACCTAGGATTACTTGATAAAACCTTTCTTATGTATTTGTTTTGTATTGTTTTACCTACAAAAATTAAAACGTAGACAAAAACAAAATTTTAAAGTCATCATATGGAAGAAATAAGACATGTCTAATCTATAGATATTTCTCCTCGAATAGTCATCAGAAATGTAACTAGAAATGTTACATTATTATTTATAATGGCATGTTAGAATGCCAAGTTCTTCGGTGTCAACTACCATATCGTCTGGTCTAATGATTCTGCATGGCTTGTCACCTACTCTCTTAAATCTGTATTTCTGTTCTACATCAGGGTATTTCTCGTGATCAACTTCACTCAGAAACATTTCTACTGGTCTGGCATAAATGTTAAAATCTCCATACATTGCCTGATAAATTACCAGTTTCTCATTTGTTTCTGTATGAGTCGCAAGGTCAATCACTTTATAGAAATGTCCTTTAAAGTGTTTGTAGATTTCATCTTTCTTTGGTAAATCTCTGTTATTCATTAATGACTCCTATCTTTGGCATATGTCCTAATGTGACACCAGCAATAACCGTGTCCCCTGTTTGAGTATAAGAACTAAAATTAATACGTCCGTTAAATTTGCAAATATTTCCCTTTTTAAGTTGATCCCTAGACTCTTTGTAAAAAGCGACAAGATCTTCTCTGCTGACGCCAAGCGCTGAAATTACAAAGTTAAGCAATTCGTAATCTTCAAAATCTTCTCCTCGACAAAAATTACAGCTAGATCCAAAATTTTCTTTCTCGTATCCATCTAATTCTGCACAGGTTTCACTACACCATTTAGCTCCGCAGTCACACCAATTGCTACCGTGATAATCGAAAAACACCTTATCGCAATGGTCACACACTAATGGAATATTGCTCATATCTACTTACTCTCCTGTTCTTTATCTTCTTTTACAAGAATTGCTTTCCAAGTTCTACTATTGCATGAAGATGCTGAAATTTCGTAACCATCGTTTAGATAATTGTCTACACAATTTTTGAACTTTTCAGAATTTGCCTCTTCTACAACTACACATCGGCTACCATCAACTACATGATTGATATTTTCCTGCACAATTTTTTTTAAAATATTAACTTGATGTAATAAATCATAAGTTGGAATTGATGTGATGTTATTAATGCTTTTATAGCTCATGCAAACGCTTAGTGTACCAATAACTTCTCTTATATCATCTAAGGTTTCTTTTGTCATACCTATCTCCTTTCTAAATTGTCTCCCACCATAGATCGTGTATTTTCTTATAACCACCTCTGCTTGGTACATCCAACACTCTGCGGACTTTCCTGTTAGACAGTTTCTTATGAAATCTATAATCATTCCAAGAGCTGATATATAACCTTTTATAATAAGGTTTCTTGCGTGGTATTTCATAAAATCCACAACAATACTTGTCCACGTATTGCACAGGTTCAGGATACCCACCAACATTCTTCAATCTCGTCAACCTTTGTTGGTATTTCTTCCTACGATTTCTTTTCTTCAACATTGTCTGGTGATTCTGTTGAAATTTCGTAGGAACATATTGTAGAAAGTCCGTATCCTGTGGACAATCTTTTGATTTTGGCATAATTAGTACACTCCTTTCTATGATGGGATAAAAGTGGAATTTGAATTATTTATAAATCAACTAATTGCGCATATAATCAACCATAAAATCATTGCAATACATGTACTTACTGCCATAATTCTCCAACTTGACACCATCAAATAATCTTGAGCATCATCCCATGTTTCAAACAATGTTTTAATACTTCTTTCATGAATAGCTTCGATTACACTAACCACACCATAAAGTATCATTTCCATTGCAGAAAATAATGCAATAATCCCAGCTACTTGACCCAATGTCGTCAATATTCTTATTACGATTTCCATAAAACCACCACATTTTTCTCCAATGATTTTTGTACATCAATTACTCTTTGATTTGTTGATCCAGCCCATGGGTAAGACATATCTTTTAATTCGTCTACATACTGTCCATCCACAAGGACATCTATATAAGGAAGAATCTCAAGTCGGCAATCGTACATAAGATGGTTTGTTCTACTTCTGCGAGAATATTCAGCTAAGTCCAAACCAATATCTTCTGCTTTATTCCCTGTATATAACCAGATTTTTTTGTCTGGCATAAACTCTTTGACAAATTTGCATATTGCAGAAACACCATCTCTATTTTCTTTTGCTAAAGGCTCACCGCCAAGAATACTTAACCTTGTATATTGGGGCTTTGATAACTGATGCAATAGTTCCTCAATTTCTTTAAAAGTTAATTTATTGCCGCCATTAAAATCCCACGTTTCTTTATTAAAACAATTCTTACAATGGAAGTGGCATCCTTGAACGAAGAGGGCTACGCCAAGCCCTTCTCCGTTGCTAATGTCCATTTTTCTTATTGAAGCGTATCTCATCTATTCAGCTCCTTATCATCTAAGTGGTAAACTCGATCATGGATATCCCCATATCTTCCCTGATTGCCTCCATTCTTAGAAGTCCCAATGTAACCACAGCATCTGAATGCAATATCCATAGTAGAACCATCTTCATTTCCGCACTGAGGACATCTCCATTTCAAAATACCATCTTCGTCAACTAATGGAATATCGCCAGAGTATCCACATTTTTCACAATAACAGCTCTTTGTATTGATTTCTGCATACATAATATGATCGTACATATATTTAATTACTTCCAATAAAGCACTTACATTATGTTCCATATTAGGAGTTTCAATATAACTTATTGCCCCTCCTGGACTAAGTTTCTGGAATTTTGCTTCAATACGAAGTTTGTCAAAGGCGTCAATTTCTTCAAATACAGGAATATGATAGCTGTTTGTAATGTAATTTCTGTCCTTGCCGTCAATTTTTTCAAACACATCATTACCGAATCGTTTCTTTAAACATTTAGCAAACTTATACGTTGTAGACTCTAAAGGCGTACCGTAAATACTGTAATCAATATTTTCTTCACTCTTCCACTGCTCACATTTGTCATTCATTCGCTTCATGATTTCTAATCCAAATTTTTCACCAACTCCACCATCTGAATGAGAATGCCCAGTCATATATTTGACACATTCATATAATCCTGCATAGCCTAATGAAATAGTTGAATATCCATCAAATAATAATGGATCAATTACCTCATGCTTTTTCAGTCTGCTATATGCCCCATACTGCCAAAGAACAGGTGCTACATCTGACTTTGTTCCAAGGAGACGTTTATGTCTTTCTTTAAGTGCTTTATGACATAATTCTGTTCGTTCATCAAACAATGCCCAAAATTCATCCATATTCTTTTTAGAAGATAATGCGATATCTGGAAGAGATAACGTAACGACGCCTTGGTTAAATCTGCCATAATATTTATGCTGTTTAGGGTCATAATTTTTTGCGTGTGCAATATTGCCAATTCCTTTGTCTGTGAAACGATCAGGTGTTAAGAACGACCTGCAATTGTGACTATAAATACCACTCACTTCAAAGTGACCGCTTTCAGTCGTTACATCATAACTAAACATTTTTTTATGAATCGGTTTAATTTCTTTAACTTCTGATTCCGCATAAATAATCATCGGAGACTCAATATAGTTATCACGTTTCTTTTTACACACAATATAGTCAATTAATCCTGCACATGGACGAAATTCAACTCTATATCTAATAAGATCTGGATTTCGTTTGTTGTAATGATTATGATAAATCTTTGCAGGCATTCCTAAATTCTGCGCCAATGCCATTTGTCCTAATGCAAGTTCTTTGTTTGTTGAACCAATCTGAACAGTACAAAAGCCTTTTTCGTGGTTATGAGAGTTGATATATCCATCTGCGTCAATCATTCCTGCTAAAAAAGCAAGCTTTGCTTCAATATCCCAAGAAAATACTTCATTTGGGATTCGTCTATTTGCTTTATTAATACCACCAAATTTTGATGTGAAATAATTGATCGTAGACTGCATCCCACCATTATTGTCTGAGATAACATTTAGATCTTTGTATGTACCTTTTCTTTCTCTTTCTTGTAAAACAGTTTTAGAATCCATTCCAAAATATTTTTTAAATGTCTTATGAAATCTATCTTCAATTTCATCCTCTCCATTTGCTGCAATTGAAGCAAAAATGTGATTATTCTGATAACATCCATCACACAACATGAACCCTAACAGCCATGCTTTATCTTTGTGGAATAAATGCATATCTTCTCCATACTGCATTGAGTTAATTTCTAATTTTGAGCCAACCTGTAAATCTTTAGCATAAGTTTCCGTGCCGTCTTTCAATGTAAATACATGATCGGTAGTACATAATAATCTGCGTCCATTAGAAAAATTAACATCCAACCATTCATCTGATACATTTCTGATAATACGATTTGTTTTCACGAAACCTTCTCGTGTGTCGTAAATTAAGACATCATGCAAATCCATGTAAAGGTTTGGATTATCGTCATCAAACTGATGCTTAACTTCAAACTGATCTGATAATTTTTTCCATGCTCGCTCAAACGATTCAACATATAATTTCCCATTTACTTTATATGTAATCATCTCTTTACCATCTACGCACCCCATACAAGTATAGACGTCGCCTTTTAACTCTTTCATAACCTTTTCAGAGATGTAATCTGGAACCAATCTTTTCGCAGAACATTTTGCTGCTAATTTTGTCAGATACCAATATTCTGTAGATTCGTCACAATTATCATCTTCCAGGACATAAATTAATTTTGGAAATGCTGGTGCAACAAATACACCATCTTCATTTTTAACTCCTTCATCTCTTTGTCTAATCATCTCTTCAATCAATAAAGCCAAATCTTTTTTTTCTTGCGGTGTTTTGGCTTCATTCAGATACATAAAAATGGAAATAAATGGAGATTGTCCGTTAGTCGTCATAAGCGTGATCAGCTGATATTGTATAATTTGTATACCTTTTTTGACTTCTTCATACAATCTATTGGCTACAATTTTTTCAATATGTTGCTCTTTGTATGGAATATCAACATGCGCCCATTCTAATTCAACTTCAGATCTAATTTTCTTTCTACTCACATCCACAAATGGTGCTAAATGTGCCAAAGAAATACTCTGTCCGCCATACTGAGAACTAGCCACTTGTGCAATGCCTTGAGTCGTAATATTGCAAGCAGTTGAAAATGAATGTGGCTTTTCAATTAATACTTCGCTAATTACTGTGCCATTCTGAAGCATGTCTTCAATATTTAACAATCCACAATTATGCATTTTCTGTAAAAAATAATCTCTGTCATGAAAATGAATGATACCTTCCTTATGTGCTTGAACAATTTCTGGTGGAAGTAAATAGCGTTCTGTCGCATCTTCGCTAACGATACCAGCAATATAATCTCTTTTTGTTGGATTTAATACAGAGTTTTTATTTGCATTTTCATCTTTAATTTCTTCGTTGGCATCCTCAATAAGCCCAAGAACTTCGCTGTCAATAGAGTCATAATTCTCTCTCTGGAACTCACGAACACTGCGATAACCTTCATAAGCTTTAGCAGTTAATTCCTGCCCTTTCTCAACAAGTTTCTTAAATACCATTGCTTCAATTGTAGAAATGTCAATTTCTTCTGGTAATTTACTGCAATCATTTTCGATTTCTCTTGCGATTTGTTTTGCAATATCTTCCTTAATTAACCCAGATCCATTTTTCATTGCTTTCATAATCGCTGTGTAAATTTTGGTCTTGTCGAAATCTACAACAGTACAATCTCTTTTAATTACTTTCAATAAAAGACCTCCAATAAATTATGTAATAATATCATCATCTATATGTAACGCACCCGTCTCCTGCTTTCTTACAGTTCAACGTATATCGTGCATCGTTACCATCACCATCAATCTTTTCGGTTGATACGCTCTCAATCATCATTGTCTTACCTGTTTCTACATCCTTAACAAGTACCTCTTTTTCTATGTGTAGTTTAGAAACTAAATTCCTAAGCTGATTAATTGTTCTGATCAACTTCCTTTGTTGTCGCTCCTTCCGTGTCTCTAATCTGTCTTTTGAATCTCTCTAGCTCAGCCATAATATTCAGACAAGTCATAGACAAACTTCCTTCATTATTAATAACTGCATCGCATAAATCATAAGCTTCTTCAAAAGCAGATTCGTCTTTTTTCATTCTTTCATCAATTGCATCACTTGTATCTCCACGATCTTTCATTCTCTGAATACGTGTAGAACTTGGTGTATCAATACATAATGCCAAGATATGTTTCTTATGATAATTTTCTTTTAGCTGTTTTAATCCTGGAACATCAACTACATATACATCTGCATCATCACACTGACTTTCTGTAGCACAATACCAATTGCCAGTATAATGATTCTCTGCAACCTTGCCTGTGATTCTTGAATACTGAGCTAGGTTTACATATGTATGATCATCAAGTTTATCTGCTCTCTTCTCTCTGGTAGTGTATGATCGTAGATATTTCAGACCGTAAATGTCTTCCAGATACTTTGCTGAGACACTTTTGCCTGCTCCAGATCGTCCAACCAGAGCGATTAAAACATTACTTTTATCTCCTGTCATCTCTATAAGTCCTTTTCTAATTTCTTAATTCTTCTGTTGATTTTTGTTACGATTTTGCCGTTATCTTTGCCTCTAGCGATTAAGACGGCTTTTCTATCTTTTAATAAATTTAACTGCTCTAATTTTGTCATATACTCATTTTCTCCTTAGGCTATATTTTAGTTTTCAGTTGCTGCTCCTGTCGATTCCTCTACGACCTCAGCAGAATCATCATCTACATATTCAATATCATCTGCGTTCTCTTTTGTTGCAGGGTCGAGTCTTTCATAATCCTCTTCTGTGGCTGGCTCTGTTTTAACAGTTCCACATTTTTCGCAATAAGTTGTCCAATGATATCCATTCTCTTCATCATATGCAATTGTTTTTTCTGCCCACACATGATCACAGGTTTCATCTGCGTCATCTGGGTATTCTGGTTCTGTATAATCTGCATCGTCTGTATCGTCTGCGGTAGAATTTTCAGTATTTTTTTCTTCTTCTGTTGTTGCCGATACATCATTTGTTGTATCTTTAGAATCTTCTTTGACGGCATTTTTCTTATTATTTTTCTGCTCTGTTGTGTTCTTTGTAGTTTCTGTAGTTGACTTACCTTCTGTTGTTGCAGAAACCTGTTTATCAGTGTTATTATTTAGTGTATCTGCATAAATAGTATATGCTGAAACGCATCCTACTGCTGTTAACATTAATGCTCCAGCGATTAATAATTTTTTAATTCTCATAATATATTCTCCTTTTAATCTATCAATCCATGAACGATGTCACCACATAGAAGGCGATCGCCATTAATACAATTGTTACAATTACTACTACTCCAATTGGTATTACAATATTTGTTATTATCCAAAACGCAAATGCAAATACACCAACAGATATGAATGTTGCAAGAAACCAGACGATGATCAGTACGATCATCGACAAGAAAAATTTTAAGATTTTCTTTATGATATTGAATCACCTACCTTATGGCATTTCATTGTAAATTTTACTTACATCATCTAATAATTCTTTTGGCAAATATCTTTCTAAAAGCTCATTTGAGTTATCAAGTGTCTTCTTGTAGAAATCTTCTGCAATACCACCGCCAATAGCAGCAATCGTGTCTGTGTCACATGGCAAAGATAATACATTTCTTAAAAATGATTTATAATCTTCGCTTTCCAAGAAACATCTAATTGCCACAGGCACACTATCTTGAACTGTCGCAGACCAAACATAATTCTTTCTATAATCTTCAAGTGATCGATCAACACCATATGTATACTGGCTAGATGGATAAAACCTTAAGGCATATTTGTAAATTTCTTCTTTTGATCTGCCCCAACGAGCCATAAAAGAACAACTTGTCACAACCGATGCTCCTTTGTAAGATTCTGAGTGGCTGTGGGTTTTCTCACATGTATATCGTGCAATATCAATATAAAATTTAAATGCATCTGGATTGTCTGAAAATCCATTAAAATACATCATAATTGGTGAAACTCTCATTGCGCATCCATTGCCAAAACTCTCGTTTACATGGTTTCCATCATCGTACAACCAGTCTTCGAACATTTCTCCATATCCTACGCCAGAATATTTCTTACCATATTCTAAATAGAACTCCCAAGGTTCTTTATTGGTTTCATCTAACAACCACATACCTGTTGCAATACTGAGAACTGTATCATCTGTGTATTTACATTTATCTGTAAACAATTCACAGTTCTTCCAATCTAAATTGTGAGGTCTGCGGAACTCATATTGAGAACCGCAAATATCTCCTAAAATTGCTCCAATCAAAGCCATTTAATCACCTACCTGTTAAAGATGTTTTCTAAAATTGTAAGAATTACTGCGATAATCCATTTTGTTTTTATTGGAACAATTAGCGGATTTACCACAACAAAATGTAGCAACCAAATAAACAGATTTACGATTGCAAAGTTGACAGCAATTACAACCATTAATCCTAAGATTGTACCTAAGATCGTTCCTGCATGATATTTGTTTTCAATAAATAACGAAGTTAATAATTTCTTCATCTGTTTCCCTTTCATCAAAGATTAATTTTATCTAACACAAATTTCTTCAATCTGCGCTCGGTCGTATAATACAGACAGATAATTTTCCATACACATAAGCTGCCTGACATAGATTCCTCTCGTACATGTTGGAGTGAACTCTAATTCTCCACGATCCCACTTATCTAACATCTTTTTTAATCCCTGATATCTAATTTCTAATTGTTTACATTCTGCAACAAATCTGTCTCTATAATTTTCGCTGCACATTAATTCTGCTGTATCCTTTAATGTTTTAATTTGCATGATTTAACTCTCCTATTCTACAATCATCCAATCTTCAGCCAACATATCTGTCTGACTTGCAAGCCAAGGAACTACATTCCCCTGTGCTGTTTTCATTGCAATATATGCTCCATATTCGACTAATCCGTCTTCATTCACAATGCTTTTTGCAATATCGGTACATGGCGCATAAGCTCCTGCTGGAACATAATATAAAAACATACCTTTCCCATTCCAACCTTTTCTTGCTACTTTTCTTTTATCTTTCATTGCATCAATTGCTGTTCCAAAATCCATAATAAATTCTCCTTTACTCTTCTGTATGACATGTATTTGTTAATTTTTTATACACATCTTCGTACAACTCCTGCTTATCGCCATTGTATGTATACTCTGCATAGATACCATCACCGCTTACTGTCGTAGATGCAAGGCATTTATAATTCTGCAAAGTCTTGCAGCTCCAAACGACAAATACATTACTGAGATCAATTTTCATTGCCAAATGATTTTCTTCACAATTTTTGTTATACCAATCAACTAATTTTCGTTTACATACACTCTGAAAGTGATCCATTCCTGTAATAATCATTTCGTTCTCTCCTTTGCTCTTTTTCCCAAATTTTTCTAAAAGATAATCCACTTTGTCATTGCATATTTCGGCATCAGCACCATTGCAAAAATAGTAAATATCACAATCCGTACATCTCGTTCTTATAAACTCAACCGCCTCTTGCCGATTGAAATTTGTAACGTCAATAAGTTTACCTATCATGCCACGGCACCTTATTTACTCTCTGTAACTTTAAATGGAACAATTGATTCTGGAATATAGTTAACTTCATATTTATACTTATTAACTTTAGCCCCACCTAAATCTTCGATCACATACATACTATCTCGGTTCATGTGAATGATATGTTTCTTATATGAACCATTTGCCGTTTCAACAATAAGTTTTACCTTCTTGCTACCTTCATCTTCTAAGGAAAATGCTCCGACAATTTCAAACTCTACTTTGTCTGTCCTTGTATTAATTACAGCAAATCGTCTCAAGACGTTAAAATTGTCTGCTTCTTTAGATACATTAGTAGATACTTTATCTGCCTCTGTGCATCCTGTCACGATACCACCAATACTGTGACATCCAATTGCAGCAATAATCGCCATTCGTTTTTTAATGTTTAATTTCATATATTCAATTTTCTCCTTTTAAAATTTAGGTCGTTTAATCTCTTTTTGTTTTGACCAATCAATTTCTGAATGTTCTACACCTGTCTGCTGTTTGTAGAATTCATAATCTTCTGTCCAAAACTCTGCATCTTCATCTTTAACGAAGTAACTCTCGTCAAAAACTAGATCCATCTCATCTGGTGTAGTGAGATACTTTACTTTACAACACCTACCGTATTTGTATGTTTCTCCGTTATAGCTGATTGAACACGGTTCCCAGATACGATATTCTACATAATTATCTTTCACAACCAGCTTTTCAATTCGACTTTCTGGGATTCCCCACTTTACCAAACATTCATAAATGGTTAGTTTATTCACTCGTATCTCCCTTCAGAATCTTGATTAATCCATCTTCATCAATGATCGGAATGCCTAACTGTTGTGCTTTTTTATTCTTAATGCTTGTAGAATTCACATCATTATTCACAAGATAATTCGTATTCTTTGATACAGATCCTGCAACCTTGCCACCTCTGGACTCAATTTCATCTTTGATCGCATTACGACTGGCAAACTTATTTACTTTACCAGTCACAACAAAAGTCATTCCTGTGAGATCAACCATTGATTCTTTTTTGCTTTCTGGCATCTCAAACTCAAGCTCTTTGGCTAATTTCTCGACCATTTCAAGATGGTCTCTGAAATAATCATCCATTGACAATGAAGTGGTAATACCGATGCCATCAATATGACCAAAATATTTCCTCTGTTTGATTCTTTCGATAAACACATTGTATGGATTCTCATTTTTTGATAGAGAAATCTTATCAATAAGCTTGCAAATATCCTTTGCTGTTGACTTCCCGACAAGCTCAATGCCAAGTGCTGTTACAAAATTAACCAGTTTACATCTGCGACTTTCATCGATACTATCTAATAAGGAAGAAACACTTTTTACACCAAACCCATCAAGGTTCTTCATTTCAGATTTATGCTCTGCTAAATTATAAATATCTGTATAATCTTTTAGCCATCCAAGATCAATAAATCTTTTCAGTGTTGCCTCAGATAAACCTTGAATATTCATTGCATCTCTGGAAACAAAGTTCACAAATTTGCTGAGCAATTTAGCTTTACAATCAGGATTCATGCATTTCAGAACCTTACTGCCATTCTCGTTGATGATTTTTGCTTCGCCACCGCAGGTTGGACAAGTATCTGGAATCTTGAATGTATTGCTTCTTGTCAGATTATCGTGTACTTTTGGAATTACCATATTACTACGATAAACCTGAATCATATCGCCTACACCAAGTTCTAATCCCTCAATGTAACTTACATTATGTAATGTGGCTCTTGTAGTTTCTGCACCATCAAGATCAACTGGATCAAATACTGCAACTGGATTAATTAGTCCTGTGCGAGATGTATTCCATTCAATATCTCTGATCGTTGTTTCGTAGAGGTCATCGATCCACTTTAATGCCATCATATTTAATGGATGATGTCCTGTTGTTCCAAGTGATTTACCATACTGATAATCGTTATAAGTAAAAATCAAACCATCAACAGGATACTCATACGTCTCTGGATCAAATTTCTCAATATATTCTTCAACATTATCTCGATCAACAATCTGATGTTCTACAACGTCAAATCCCTGCTCTGCAAGATATTTAAAACTATCTGCAATACTTGGCATTTTTTCATCAGATACGCCATCAATTTTGACTAACTCAAATGCTTTATAGGCGAGCTTTCTTTCCTTCGCTACATTCGCATCTAACTGTCTAATTGTGCCTGCTGCCAGATTTCTTGCGTTCTTGTATTTACCATGCAACGCTTCATTAATTTTCTGTAAGTTTTCATAACTAATAACTGATTCTCCACGTACCTCAATACTACGCTTGTCAGGAATCTCAAGAGGTAAATTGAAAATCATACGAGCCGTATGAGTCACATCTTCTCCAATTTCGCCATTTCCCCTTGTAATTGCTTGTTTTAAACGTCCTTTTTTGTACCTTAGTACCACCGTCAACCCGTCAAGTTTCCACGATAAAACACCAATTTTATCCGCAAGAAATTTTTTGACCTCATTGACATCCTTCGTCTTCTGAGCTGATAACATTGGGCGTGTATGCTTTACTTTAGCCAGAGAATCAATTATAAATCCTTGAACGTGGTGGATGGGCGAATTATTCAAAACAACGCCAGAATCTCTCTCAAGTCGTTCTAAAGCAGCGCATAAATCGTCAAATTCTTTATCTGAAATGAGCGGATTATCCTCTGCGTAGTACGCATATGAAGCATCATTGATTCTGTCGATCAAGACATTCATTTCTTTCACATATTCAGTTTTCATAATTTTTGGATTTTCCTTTTCTTGTTTATATTGTTTAGTTAATTATTTTAATTTGTGTTTTCTATGTCTTTCAGTAACTGCCAATTACTTCACTACATATATTTTTCTGTGCTGTTGCACATTTATTGTTTCGGAATGTGTTGATTTGAACACGTCTACATGCATTCCTTTTACTTTGCCTCCGCAATCTTCTGCCACAAAGATTGTGTCACCGTATCCCTCAATCTTAACTCTTGTTCCATAAGGGATAATGTTTTTATCAACCGCAATCGTATGATATGGTCGAGCAAATTTATGCCCTGCATGATTCCAAGCAATCTTAGATCCATATCCTTCAGAACATTCATAACATGGACAATATGCCGTGATCAAAAATGTTCCAAGTGAACTCTTTTCAAGTTCTCGCTTTCGCTTCAGCCGCTGTCGTTTAATTCGCAATCGTTTCTTTCGAAGTTTTTCTAATCGAATCTGTCTTGCTTGCTCTTCATCAGCTTTCTTACATTTCTGATAATGCTCATGAACGTCTTTTAATTCAACGCTTTGACTGATTGGATTGTTTGAAATCACATTGCCTTGCTTATTTTCCGCAACAGTTGTCTCTGTTGATAAGGTTGAAGTCTCCACCGAGGGTCGCTCCTCTGCTTTAACTGTGTGAGTCATAAAGCCTGAACACATTGCTAAAAAACTAAACGAAATAACTTTCATTAAAAATCTTTTTCTCATTTTTGCATCTCCTTTCATTAACATATTGGTATCTTATCATACTTCTTGCACCCTGTCAATAGGTGCAAAGAATAAAGTTAATTTTTTAAGCTTAACCAGGTGCGCCTCTTATTATGATTTGTCATAATACATCTCTTAAACGCTTCTGGCTCTGCAAGGAGTGCAAATCTTTTCTTAGCTCGTGTCAACATTGTATATAACATACAGTTATCAAGCAATTTGTAATGTGTATTGTCAATAATACCGATCACAGTTTGCGCAGCTGATCCTTGAAGTTTATGCGTGGTTAATGCATATGCTAATTGCAGTTGTCCTAACTGAGCGAAAGAATATTCAATCAGCTTTTCTTCAATATTTGCATTCATAGACACCAAACATATTTCTTTTTCTTTGTCAATCTCTGTAATGTATCCAATATCACCATTGAATACATCTCGCTCGTAATCATTTGAAGTCTGTAATACCTTATCTCCTAAATAGTATTTACGATCTTTGAATTCAACAAATGGTTTGTTACTACTAGCAAATAATTCTTTCTGTACTGCTTTGTTCAATTCATCTGTGCTGTTCGTACAATTACTTCTTCGTGGAGAAATAATCACAACATTGTCAAGCCCTTCCTCTTTGACAGATTTGATATACTGCTTTACTGCCATATTGAACAATGATTCTCTATTCTTCCTGAACAAATAAAACATATCATTTAGTTCACCATGAACAATTTTTAATTGTGGGCTATCCAATGGATTAATCCCTCTGCGAATCTTTCTTGCATCCGTTAAAATACCAGATTTTTCTGCTTGTCTCATCGGTTTGGTAAGCTGTACACTATTTAAACCTTTCTTTTTCAACAGATCCGAGAAAATATTACCAAATCCAATCGGTGGCAACTGCATATAGTCACCACAAAAAATTAATCGTGTTCCTGGTCGAATTGCCAATAAAAAATTATAGAAAAGGCTCGCATTTGTCATGCTACTTTCATCCATGATTACTACATCAGCAGGTAATGGGTTATCTTGGTTATAACAAAAACTATCAATACCTTCTGCTACAAGTAACCTATGAATAGTCCGTGAGTCTAAGCCTGTTGCTTCTTTAATTCTTTGGGCTGCTTTTGCAGATAAAGCACACGCAACAATGCTATTATTTCTTTTTTGGTAGCATTTAATAATTGGTTTCAGAATTGTTGTTTTACCAGTTCCAGCTTCTCCAGAAATAAACACAACTTGGCAATTTAATGCTTTGTTAACTCCTGTAATTTGTTCTTCTGAAAACATAAACCCTTCTTCATCTTCAACTTCAGAAATCGTCTGACTAATCTCACTATCTGTTATTGGTTCGTAATCTGTTGTATTTCCAAATGAATATTTCTCCATATCTTTAATAAATTCGTAAATATCCATTTCAATTTTATAATACGATTTCAGACCAATTTTATCTCCAGATGTATATAAATAATTTGGTAATTTTTTATCTGATTCTTCATCAAACCATTCGTCAAATATAGGTAAGCATTCAGACGCTGCATTACTAATATTGCTTCTTAAATTTTTGATATACACATATGTATGTCCATCATTATCACCAACTTGATGCAAGTCGTAGGAAATAAATGCGTTTAACCGTTGATTTGAGCATCGCAATTCTGGTTTTAATTTGAGCGCAATATCATCAACTCGTTTAAAGCCCATGCCCTTTACCCTAGTTAGTATATATGGATTTTGTTCAATCTGTTTTTTTAAAACACTTGGATTAGGTTCGGATTTCAATAATCTTTCAATCGTTGGTAACGTAACCCCATATGGTTGCAACATTACAACAATATCAGAAATCACATAGTTTTTAATAATTTTATCTCTAAGCTTCTTCCAAGTTTTATCTCCTAGTCCTTTGATTTCTGAATGGTCAATCATCTCTAACTGACCATTCATTACATCTTCAACAACATTAGGATATTTCGCAATTAACTGATCTGCGATCACTGCGTTCGTCTGTGTTTTTAAAAATACCTTTTGTGCTTCAAAAGTTTTAGGAACTTCAGCAACTATAGAAAGTGGTTTATATTGGTATTCATTGTATTTCTTAGAATATGTCATATTGGCTTTAACCTTATATTTCGTTCCTAAATACAACTCCTGCATATTACCAACCAATTTGCCACATTTATTCATTTTTTTATCGGATAAGTCATCAAAATCATTATTATTATATGGTTTACATTCTGGTAAATCTTCTGCTGTACAGAATGTGTAAATCCCAAATAAAGATTCTTCATTATAATAAATCTGATATAATGGGACAATCTCAAACTCATATTCTTTTGTACTATCCACCACTTTAGGCGACAACCCCCTTCACTTTCTTAATATCTTCTAGCCATTGTTTATATGGTTTAATTTTCTTTGCGATAACCTTCTCTTCTGAATCTTTTCTGCATAACATCGCAATCTGATTTCCTTTGGTAATCATATCTTCATATTCTTTTAATTGCGAATGCCAGACGATTGCCTCAGTCAATCCAAAACTAGAATATAAATTCACATACGCAAATGTCTTTTTATTTTTGTCTTTCTTTTTATCAACTTTAGCGATCACTGCAACCACAGTACAATCATCTCCATTTTCAACATCTTGAAATTGTTTTGACATATACTTGTATGCCTGATCAAATGGGTTATCGTTGATAAAGATTTGCAATGCTTCAAATTCCCAAAAATCTTCATTCTCAAGATATTTTTGATTCTGTGCGATAAATTTCTGAAATCGTTCTTTTTCCTTATCTTTGTACAATTCATACTTTTTATCGTTATAAACTTTCAATATTGCATCTTTGTCGTAATCATATTTCTTCTCACCTATACGGTAATCTTCAGCGTCAATATCCCATTTAATAAGTAATTGTTTGTAACTCGGTGCTTTTGCAACTGGCTTGAATGTTGTTGGCTGATACATAGATTTCAAATACTGAATTAAAGTTTTACGCTTATTCTTTGTTGGAATTGCACCTGCTTTGATCAACTGAATAACCTGTGATTTACTTGGATTAATACGTTCGCAAAAGTTTTCAAATCCTATGAATTTACCATTTTTATCACGGTCTTCAAGAATTACCTTTGCAATTTTTTCTCCAATGCCACTGATAGCCGATAATCCAAACAATATATACACATCGTCAATACTGAAATTCATCATTGATTTGTTTAAGTTTGGTGGTAACACTTGAATCTTAAACGCCTTAGCATCAAGAATATATTTATTTACCATTCCTGCCTTATCTTTATTGCGATTCAATAATGCCTTAAAAAAACACAACGCATAATGTTTCTTTAAAAACGCTGTTTGTAAGCATAATACAGCGTAGGAGTACGCATGACTTTTGTTGAATAAGTATCCCCCTTTTTGGGATAATGTCTCGCTAATCTGTTTTGCAATTTCTTCGGGGTATCCATTCTCAATAATCTCGTAATAAAGCTTTTTAGATTCAGACTTTACAAGTTCAATATTCTTCTTACCAATCGCCTTACGGAATAAGTCAGCTCCTCCATAACTTCGACCACCAAATTTACGAACAATATCAAGTAATTGCTCCTGATAAATCATACATCCATACGTTTCCTTTAAGATTGGCTCCATATCTGGATGGATATATGCAATTTTCTCTGGATGATGTTTATACTCAATGAATTCTTCTAAGACATCCATTGCATCTGGTCTATACAGTGCTAATACAGCTGCCAACTCTTCCATGTTTGAGACTTGTAACCTAACCAGCAAATCCTTCATACCAGCACTTTCGACCTGGAAAACACCATTCGTCATTGCACTACGCAATAATTCATATGATCCTTTATCCATTTCAAACTTTGGATTGTTAATATTTACATCAAACTCAGTTAACCCTGCGTCAATTTCGGCTTCTTTTACAGTGTTCAATGTAGCAACACCCAAAATATCAAATTTAATAATCCCAATCTCTTCAACGATACGTTTATCTACTTGGATGACGTGTTCTCCATCAGTTCCAAGTTTCATTGCCATATAATCGCTAATATCTGTATCTACAATTCCAACACCACCTGCATGAGAAGATACTGTTTTTACTCTACCTGCAAGATGAGATGCAACGTCAAAAAGCTCTTCATATCTTGGATTCTCTGCTAAATCTCTGTTATTCCATAAAGATTCTTCAATCGTGTCATATACAAATTTTTTACTTAGTTTGTCCATCTCGTGATAATTGAACCCTAAAACCTTGCCAACATCTTTGATTGCCACAATTGGAGTAATAAAACTGAAATTGATAATCTGGCATACTCTGTTTTCGCCATACTTATCGATCAAATATTGGATAATCTCATCTCGTGTACCAACATCTGTATCTGTATCTGGCATTGAAATTCGTTCTGGATTTAAAAATCTTTCAAAAATCAGTCCATATTTGATAGGATCTAAGTCTGTAATTGTAATCGTGTAACACACCAAACTACCTGCACAACTACCTCGACCAGCACCAATTGGAATACCATTTTCTCTTGCAAAATTGATAAAATCCCAAACGATCAAGAAGTATCCATCGAATCCCATTGAATGAATAATATCTAACTCATAATCAATTCTTTCTTTTCTGAGTTTCTGCTCATCTTCTGGTAATTTATCGAATCCTCGTTTTACCCACCCTGTATCAATCAGATACTTTAAATAAGAATAATTATCTTCAAATCCTTCTGGTAATGGGAAAGATGGTAACTGAGGTGCCTGAAATGGCATGTGAATTTCATCAATTAAATCTGCAATCCTATCAGTTTCTTCAAGTCCTTTAGTTGCTGCGTCTTCTCCAATTTGGTTATCCATAATTGCATGAATTTCATCGTCAGATTGTAAATAACATCCTTCATAAATTTCTGCTGCGGTTTCAGTATCGTGAGCAAGCTTTACATGCCAGTTCTGATAATACAGATCTTCTTTTCTAGCAGCGTGACTATCAGTTGTGATAATGTATGGTGTATTAGTGTCTACTGAAAGCCGTAAGATTTTCTGATTATATACCATTTGATCCTGATGTGAATGTGACTGCATTTCTAAATAAAAATGTGGAAAAATCTCTTTGTATTCAAGAACATATTCAACACATTTCTGATAATCTGGCTCTCTGGCAAGTTTAGATGCTAAACAAGCACTACTCACAACCAGATCCTTAGCATATGGTTTCAACGCATTCAGATCAATTCGTGGCTTGTAGTAAAATCCATGAAAATTTGAATCAGTTACCAATTGATTAATTGCTTTTCTACCATTCTCATTCTTTGCCAATACAATTAAATGGAAATATTTGCTATCCTTATTCTGTTCTGTCATATCAAAGCATTCATAAAATTCAACTCCAAAAATCAATTTAACACTTGGATATTTCTCATGAAGCTTATCATAATAGCACCAACTATACTCATTGCCATGTTCTGTGATAGCCAGGGCTTTTAGTCCTATCTCTTCTGCTCTTTGTAAGTTTTCTTCAGGTAATGCATATCCATCTAACAATGAATAATGCGAATGTGTATGTAATGAACTGCTCACTAACTTTCACCTCAATCCCAAATATCTTCGTCTAATTCTTCATCTGTTGTAATGCTCAGAACATTAAGATCATCAACCGCAATTTGATATTGTCTAATTCCGTTAAAGATATTAGTCTGTGCAGTTCCTACTAATTCAAATGTAACTGTGCCTTCGTCAGAAAAATCATTCATAATCCAATCATAAATCTTATTTTTTTCATTACATCTAAACATCACGCATGGAATATCATTAATCTTGAATTGCATTGTATCCATTTTCTTACCAACAACATTAATTTCTTCCTTATTTAATGTGATATTCTCGACAGCAATCATCGGATCATCAATGCCCTGCCCGCGAATATCATCCAATTTAGACATTTCCTGTAGTAGTTCAAACTCTAATCTACAAGCATCTACAATGAAATCAACTCTATAAGTTGAATCATATTTAATATCTTTCAGCTTGTCGTTTAATTCTGTGAGTGCTCCAGAGATATTATCTGTCGAACATCCAAATGCATTGGCGTGACCTTTTGCCCATAAAAATGAATTTGTTTCGGATATCACATCTTTCAAACTATCAATCGGGCTATGGTCTACATTTCTTGCACTACCACTCATTTCTACTAATCCTGTTTCTGGATTAATATGTTTTCGTAATAACAAACATGGTCTGTTCATATCTTCAGCAATCTTAATGGCAACCAATCCTGTCAAACTGCTATCTAATGTTTCTGTAACATCAAGAATAGTAATCTTACTATCTTTATCTTTTTCTGCCTCTTTCATAATAATCGGAACCATCTTTTTCTTTTGACGATCCTGTTTGCCTTTAGCATTTTTGCATAATCGAGCGGCACGATCGTAAATATTCTCTTTGATTACTTCCGCAGGGTTGTTTTTTGTTGCTCTTTTCTTATAGTCAAATACCTCATAGTCTTCAATAAATGCTCTAAAAACTAATTCTTTATCTTTCAAAGAACCAAATCGTACCATACCATTGATAATTGGAACGATATACCACTGAACATTATGGATATTAACAATACTGTGCATTGAATAGTCTTGTGCATTGATCAGCGCTTTGAAGCATTTATTCTGAAGATTCTGAATCCCTTTATCCACTAAACGACGTGTCTCAAATGATCTCATATCCATGACATCACCGATATTCGCTAATGCACATAAATCTAAATAATCATCAGCATAATTGATCCATAATTCGTCATCCATTGCTTGCAAAAATCTATAAACAACGCCTGCCCCACATAAGTCTTTGTTCTTATAGTGTGGACTGCACTGGTTATTTACAATTACAACTTCCTCTGGCATTTTAATTTCAGATTCTTCTTTTTCATGGTGATCAAGAATTACAATCTGTACGCCACGACTTACAAGTTCAGTACACTGTGTTACATCGTTGGTGCCTGCATCTGGAATTATTAAAAGTTTTACGTCTTCAGGTATAGTAATATCTTCACTTAATCCGTGAGCTTTTGCTTTTTTATGCAATAAGTAACAAATGTTACTCTTGCTGTCATAAAGTTCATTATTAATGCGATTTAAGTACATATATACCATTGAAGCTGAGCAAAATCCGTCTACGTCCTCGTCAATTAAAATACCGATTTTATGTCCATTTTCAAGTGCAAAAATCGTTGTATTTACTGCGTTTTTGATACCCTCTAAATCAGCATAATCTTGAATTACGCTATCATCGAGGTTCAAATACGTTTCATAATCATCAATCCCTCTATTTCTTAAAATTTCTGGCACAACATTAGAGGTATCATTTGTGCCACCTTCATATAATTTGTATTTTATATGTATAACCTGCCTGTTCTTATTTAAGTGTATACAAATAGTTATTTAACAATAGTTCCCATTTTTTAGGGTCATCAGTAGGTGATTCTTTTTCATCAAGGATTCCTTCTTTTGAATTATCCATAATGTATGAAATCGGAACTCCATCAATAAAGCGATCGCCAAGCTTTTGAATCTCTTCTAACTCAACATCTTTGTCAAAAATAAATACTACTTCAACTCCGAGTCTTGTTAACATGTCAATTTGCTGTCTTGAAACTTGCTTGCCGCCAGTTGCCACAACATTTTGATATCCATATGACCATAGCTGCATGACAGCTTTTTCTGCTTCTGCAACATATACTCTTCCAGCCCTTTCTATATAAGGTAGAGTTTTATTCAATCCGTATAAGATTCTTTGTCTAGCGCATGGCTCAATATATAAATATTTCAAATCATGTTTATCTAAATTTTTCTTAAACAATCGTCCTTTAACACCTACCAAATCACCAATTTCAGAAAAAATAGGTATTGTAATTCTGTTTGTATCTTCGTCATAGCCAATATTAAATTCTTTCTGTGTTAAATAAGTAATATGATCTTCATAAAACAGATCATTAACATAGTCCTTATAATAAGAAAGAATTCGTTTTGAAATTGGTTTGACTGGTTTATCTTCTTCAGTTTCTATATGTTCTTTCATATCATGAATCAATTGAGTGATCTGCAAACTTTCTGGCAGTTGCTCATTAAAATCATGATAATAATCTATGCCGATCAAATTGGCTAGATATTTTAAACCGTCTGGGAAAGACAGACATTTTGTAAAGCATACCAAGTCAATTAAATCTGTCTGTCTTTCTTTTGCTGTCATTTTTCTTGTATAATTTGTGCAATTTAGGTTTTCGTTGTTATATGTAATAACTGCGGATTCATTATCCCCATCTTTATTTGCACAGCTCCAATATCCAGACGAATGATATTTAATATGATGACAGCCTATATCTTTCAGAATATTTTCTACATAATTATTGTCGTATATATATTCTTTTAGCTGTGCTACATCCATAACCTACGCTCCGTTTTTCTCTCGTTTTATGACATATCCTATTTCGTCCCAAGTATTTAAATCCAAATTAATTTCAAAAATTGGAATAACATTCTTGTTACCGCCTCGGTTTTTATCAACCTTAATACAGAAATATGTCTTGTCCTTTTTTAGATCATGCGCCTGTGGTTCTCCCCAATCACTAATTGATATATACTGATATTTGTAATATTCGTCAGGATGTAATCTTTTACCAAGCATTAAGATATCAGCAACGTGCTTAATCTGTTTTGCATTGGCAATATTATTACTACTTAACTGGAATATATCTGTATACACTGTATCATCAGTTAACTGGAATACAGAAAAGCAAAACATATGGATCTCTTTCATAAGTTCTTTAATTTTTGTGGCTGTCTGTTTCACTGTTTGCCAATCATCAATACGATAACCTTTTAACGTATCATAACCACAATATTTCACATCATATAACATACGATGTTTTCTAAATTCAAACTCTAATGCCGAATCTGAGTAGTCAGAGCCAACATCTTTGAAATATAATTTCCCTTGACGTTTCTGATCAACCCATTTTGCAACTTGCATAACTTTCTGAAACTCATCTGACGTAGTAGCCACTCTATGTTTGTACTCATCTTCTGTTTCAATAAAGTCTCCATTTTCATTTGTTTTTCTTTCAATCACATTGCCATTGTTATCTCTGTAAATACCAAGAACTATTTCTTCTTCTGGTTTTTCAATATCAATACCATGAAGCTCTTTGAAGCATTTGTTGTTGATCACTGTAACGACTAAGCAATTTCGTAAATCGTCCTCATCCATCTCATTACTGAGCAATAAAAATTTCTCGTCCATTGCCAATACGATATATGCAATCAACAACATCATATTTCTTGATTTTCCTTCATTACTTAAGAATCCATTAAAAATTACTTTTCCAAGGCGACATCCTCTAAACATCTTATTGAGAATTGCCCAAGGTAACGGAATCCCCAAATCTGGTTTTGATAAAAATGATTCAACCTGTGATTCAACACCACTATTCAATAAGACAGAATCTTCGCCTGCGCTAATAACAGTGTTAATTTTGTCTGCCTGAGATCGAATCACTCTATAAATATCTTTTGCTTCCCATTTTTCAAATAATCTATGGTTTAAAATTCTTTGAACAGGATATCCATTTCTGTCATATTCTCTTACAAGAGAGTATTTCTTAACGAGATTATAATATTTTTTAAAATCATCACAATCTGCAACCTGCATCCATGATGAAATTGTCTTCCACCCTTTGTATCTTTTATATGTCCTAAGCCTTTCATCTGATTGACTCATGAACATATTTACCTTGTCTTCCTCAATCGTCTGAGTAAATGTTTTGTACATAATCTCAAACATATCATAGAAGAATTTACATGCCTCATCACTGAAATCATACTGGCTTCTCATATATCCACCATAAGAAACATATAAATCTGGTTGTTTATACAAAGCACCGATAAACATCATTTCACTCTGAATGTTAGTTACACTTTTACGTTCTACTGTTTCTTCTGTCAATCAAGTCCCTCACCAAAAATATCACTTAAAATGTCATCCATGTTATCGTCTTGTGTGGCTGTTACTACAGTTTTTTGAGTTGTGATATTATTTGTTTCAACAAAAGATTTTGCAAATTTTTCATTATTCTTTTTGTCTACTTCATTTAATTTCTGTTTCTCTTTCCATCGTAAATAACTATCATATTTTCCCACTAAAACTGCTAAATCATAATTAACCTGGTGTGTTGGGTTATCTTTATCCATCGTTCCTTTTTGTATTAAAAATGTTCGATTTTTCTTAAGATATTTCATTTGACGCTTCCACATATCCAAAAGGTCACTTGGCGGAATTGGTTTCGCCAAACCACGATATGTACCTTTGTAAATGCTTTTCAATTTTGTAAAAATATATGCTGGTACAGAACCAATGTAATTATAATTATCAAGAATAAATCGATATACTTTGTCTTCTAATAATCTTGGTTCAAGTAACAATCGTGCTTTCTGATTATATTCGTCAATCTTAGATAATGCAGATAACCATTTATCATGTTTAGTATTTTTGGATAATAATTTTGCTTCACACATTTTGCGGAAACATTCTTTGTGATAATAACTATTGTCATATTTAACAATCTCTTGTACTTTATCTAAATCAAGTTCAATTACTTCTTTACAATAAGCACATTTTACTGTTAAAACATCTGCCATACTACAGTTACTCCTCACTTAATATCTAAGGATCAGACAGCCCAAAAGGGCTGCCACATAAATCCTTTTATGATAAAACTTCCTCAATCTTTTTCAACTGTCCAAGATCTTTAATTCGTGTAATTGTAGTAGGTAATCCTTCTTTCACAAGCTTGTCTTTCATCTCCTGTTTCTCTGGAGGTGTCATCTGTTTAATCATATTAATAATTCGCTTTCTAACTGCCTCAACAGAATCTTCATTATTGGAAACTCTGTCATTAGTTACACCAGATTCTTCTTTTTCTGCTTCCTCTTCAGAAACTGGCTTACCTGCTTCTCCAAGAATTTCTCTCTTATAGATTTTCTGTTCAACATCTACTGCTTTTGTAAGAGCATTACCAAGTGTAAACTCTTTGTTTCCAACAGAATTATCAATAACTTTCTGCCAAGCTAACATCTGTGGATCTTCTACAATCTCGTTCTTTTTATATGTATGCGTTCTATCTTTTACAATCTGAGCACAAACCATGTCAGTTTCACTATCAACGAATGTACGAATTACTGTTTTTGCGTTATAATCCATACCTTTAAATCCGTCAATAATCTTACGACCTGTCGTAACAGTTTCTCTTTTACCATCAATCATCTTAGATTCTGTTTCATCTTTTTCTCTTGCTGTTACAACACAATGCGCTCCAGAAGCTAATAAATCAAGAATTAAATCCTGACCTTTGAAGTTTACAGTCTGGTAATCTTTTAATTCCATACCTGCACCTTCAATCTTGACAAGTCTGGCTTCACCTGTCATATTTGCAGCATCCGCTTTTACACGATTTCTTTTCTTAGAGAACTCAATCAATCCCTGTTTTGTAGTCAGATTTAAGATTGTTGATCCATCTACAACAATTGCGTCAGCTCTAAATGGAAGACCATCTGCGTCTAAAACTACATCATCAGTTTCTTCTCCATCGTCATCAAGCTCGTAGAAGTCACCGTTTGTTTTAACTGTATCAATATAATGTCTTACTTCTCCTAAGCTCTGAGTGTAAACAATGTAAATGTTTTCGAGATTTACACCATTTTCCTCTAATTCTGGTAAATAATCATCAATACTTCCTGATTCAGAGTCTAGGTATAAGACTCTGAAAGGCTTCCCATCTGGGCGTTTAAAATACGCTAACTGCATTGCCAGTGTACTTTTACCAGTAAAAGGTTCTCCATAAATAATAGTCATCAATTTACTCTGTGTTTTTGCTGCTTTTCTTGCTTTTGCCAAATGTAAAACTCCTTTATGTATATATTGTTTTGTTATTTATTTGTGAAATGATTTAGAATTGTTCTTACCAAACATCGCCTTCAGCATCATCTGAAGAATCATCAAAACCAGATCCCCATTCATCATCTGTAGAAGAGCTACTTGTCTGTTCGTCATCAGACTCACCGAAATCACTTCTTGCTGCTTCTGCCTTTTTAATAGCTTCAATCGCTGCATCAATTGCTTCTCTGGTGTATGTTTCTGAATCAATACTATCTTTGCTTGCGCCAGTGATAATAAGTTCTTTTCTTGCAGAATCTACGACTCTCTTTGTAGGATCTGCTTCTCCCCATCCATCATCTTCTACTTCAACTTCTTCTGTCTGAATTTCTGTCTTAATATGTCCCCAAACTTCAATAGATGAATATGGCTTAACATTCTTCTTAAAAGTTTTTGCTAATTTCTTATTTGTCATATAGAATTCAGCATCATCAACAGATGAATAACCAATAATCTTTCCATAAACGATAAAACGTCCTGTTGGCACATCATCTTCTTTTTCCTGTTCAATATTTGTAAAAACCATTGTCTGTTTAAAATCAGATCTTACTTTATGCTCCTCATCATCAAGATCAATTTCTTTACTTGTTAAACTAATCTGTGTTGGAGACATTCTTGACCACTGGCGTTTAGTTCCGTTTTCCCCAGTAAAACTTCCATATTCAATATCTCCTTTAATGAATACACTCTGGTTGTCTGCCATATGTTCTGAAGCATATTTTGTTAAATCAAATGGATCTAATACCAGTTTTTTGTTAACGACCTGTCCTTTGTCATTAGTCTCTTTCTCAAGACCAACTCTTGAGCCAATTAATGACCAATCATCTCCAAGCCCAAGCTCCTTAACAGATTTAAAACGGTCAGCCCAAGGAATATCCTTAGTTTTGTATGTAGTTTTTTTACCGTTCTTTTCTCTTTTAAGGAAATAAACTTTTGGTTTTTCAAATGCCTGGATTTTACATTTAACTTTTACGTCAGGTTCTACCTTAACTCCGAAAGATAACGTTCGTTTATCTTTGCCTTTCTGCGTTTTACCTTCCTTGTAAAAGTCGTCTTTTGCACAATCAGTGATTAATCCTTCTAACTGAAATGTACCTTTAGTTTCTGGTAAGTTGAAAAGTCTTTTAGATTTTGTGTTTTCTGCCAAATAAATTTACCTCTTTCTGTTATTAAATTTGTTTAGTTAGTTTTTAGTTTGTAAATAAGTCATCAATTTATATCCACTGTCAACTCTGCCAAAGCCAACAGGAACAAAAAATAATTTTATCTGATCGTCTTATATTGCTATAATCGTTCTAATACATTTATAACAAATGCGTCAAAAAAATAATAAAAGTTGTTTGCGTTATTCAACTTTTATAATCTGGAAAATGTTGTTGATCGCATTTTTTTAATCTTTTGTTGTATTGCTTGAAATGATGTACCAAACATTTTTGCGATTTCTTGATATGTATAACCTTTTGATTTTAAATCAACAATCATTCTGTCCTTATTATTTAGTGTGTAACATTTATCTTGAAAATTCAACTTGAAAATAATATTTTTTTCAAAATTTTCTTCATCCTTTAAAAGAAATGAATTTTCATTTTTGTCTTCATCCCAATCATCTAACATATGATTATATGAAATAGTATTCATATCACCCTTTCTTCTCTGCCGAAATCTGTATTTGTTATATACCGTTATTTCATTTTGTATACATAAATACGCATATGTCGAAAATGATTTAGATCGTGTTTTATCATAATCAATTGCTGCCTTACACAACCCAATAGCAGCGAATCCATAATAGTCATCAAAATCTTGTCTGCGGATACCGCATTTTGTCATAGCAGAGTAAATCAAATTATGATTTTGTTCTACCAATTTTCTCTGTTCGTCATTTAATTTCAACGACATTTCTCCTTTATTTACTTGTGTTTATGTAATTATCCCTTGTAAAAAGGTTCCCATCGCTTAGGTGGGAATTTGTTTAATCTCCAATCAGTAGGACGATTATCGATGATAGAACATATTTGTCTAGCTCCTCCATCCTGTAGTTCTAAAAATGGGCATTTAATACTACAACCACAATCATCTTTATTAAGCGAACAAATATCTTGAATTGTTTTTAATGATTTTGCTACTTCTTCATCTGTATACTCTCCATAATTTTTCTCATCCATATAAACACCTCCTACTTTCCAAATGCTCGCCACGTAGTATCTGGATCATCATCAATCTCCCAAACATAAGGATCAGAATCTCTAATCGTGCAACTTGGCGCCCTCCCTGTCATTGTACATAATGGGCATTTTTTGCAATCTTCATCATTGCCATGAAGATAATACTCACATGTATCCTGAATTACATGCAATGCATTTAAAATTTCTTCAGGTGTATGCCGTTTACTTTTCTCCATTATATTTCTCCTTAATTGTATCAATTGCAAACTGCAACGCTTCATCTTGAATTGTTGTATAATCATTTACGGAAATCATATCATTTAATACATGGATGTACTGTGCCGCATTGATTTTAGTAGATAATAGGTTTTTGGAATCTCGATTCTCTATGTCGTTCACAGTCAATGTGTCGCAAGCATTAATACACGAATTTACCAATTCGTTCCATAGCGAAAAAACAAAATATCTCGCTGCAATCGGCTGACATTTTAGTTCATCAACTAGCGGTTTCGTCAGTTGAAACGTATCAAGTAAACTACATATATTATAATATTTTCGAAGTATATGATCTCGCTTATTTGATTCAACCTCATTCATTGGAAGTGTTAAACTATCTCTTAATTTTTCTAACTGCCCGTATGTAAATACTTTATTATTTTCTTTTTTCACTCTGTCTTTCCCATTCCTTTCTCCAATAATCATCTTCTTTGATATTGCCAAGTTTCACATATTGATCTGGTTTAATTTCTCCTAAATCAATCATATCAGAACCATAAACAGATAACATCTGCCACGCCAAATCTTCATCATTATAAATAATCAAATATACGTCTTCGTCATCATCAACCAATTGTACAACATCATATTCGAATTCATTTTCTCTGCCAGTTGATTGACAAATGGTATCTTCTTTTACTTGACACCCATACATAGCACTATGGTCTGCTGGTTCACATCTTGGGAATAATAACCATCCTTTACCGATGTATGTCCCAGTAATCCACTTATTAGTATAATAATTCTGTGCCTTGCAGTACATACCACAATTTTGATAGGTTTGATTCATTGCTAAATTCCCCTTTCGCTCTTTTGTAATCCGATATACTCTGTCCATAGCTTCCATGTTATGATCATGTACCTCTGGAATAAAAATTTCCCTTCCACAAATCTTACAAATACCATATGTCTCTGCAAACGAAATTCTTTCACCTATCATTGGAACAATTGTAAACCTTGTTTCAAGTTCATAATCAACTAGCTTTCGACAATATGCGCACAAAAGTTTCTTCTCCATCTACATTACTCTCCTAACTCAATACCGCAAATTTCTTTTGCCAGTTCTCGTACTGCAACACGACTTACCCAATCTGTCTGCCAACCATTTATATGTGGTGATGACCAATTTGTGAGATCATTGTCATACATAAATTTCAGCAAATCTTCTAAGGTATGAATGTCTTTTTTAACCTCATTTACCTTGCCATAAAACTCTCGTTTTAGAACCGCTTTTATTTCTGATTCAGTGCGATATATCTCTTCTAAAAGAACCATATATAAACCATGCGTTATACTGTCTTGTATCATTATATATATTAGATCGCCAAGACATTTAATCTCCGTAATGATTCCAGACTTAACAGTATATGGTTCATCATACCAAGCAAAATACACCTTATCTCCAACCTTAAAATCGCACATTTTACATCACCTCTTTCTAACACCAAGCCCATATAATTGCACCTATAGCACCAACAATATGTATAACACACCATATTTGAGAGAACATACTCAAGAATCTTCCAGGAATCCCTTTTGGATATGATATATATAAGTATTCATCTCTATTGTCATAAATCCAGCACCATATTCCAACATAAACGACACATGCTATGAGAATACTTGCTAATTGGATTATCAATTTTACATCCTTCATAGTTACTTCTACTATTCATTAAGCTCAAGACCACATTCGTCTCTCTTAGCAAAATACTCAGATTCAACTTCATAGTGAACATCTTTATATAATTGATCATAATATGATTTCTGTAATTTGAAAAATGCAACCTTTAAATCATTTTCATAAAATTTACCCTGCTGTCCATTTTGAATTGTACGATATCCAATTTCTGGATGGTTATATGAAACTGAAATAATTGATCCATTATAACCAATGCTCATATGAATTCCTCCATTGACATCCGCCCGATATTCAACCTGATATCCGTCAATAAACCCATATGGATGCCACTCATAATCATCTGGCGCAACAGCAGGTTCAATAACATCAAAATATTTTTCTAATTCATCTCCCGACATCACACCAAGATGCACTCCATCTACACCAAATCTAAAATTGATAACATTTTCATCTGTATCAATCTTAACAATCTCGCATACCTCGCCAAGATTATCGAAGCATCCCATTGGCTTCTTTAATTTAATCTTATGATCTGTAGTTAATTCATGAATATTGATCATGCTGCCACCTTACCTTTCTTGCTAAAATGTTCATTCCATGCATCGACCGCTTCTTGTTGATTAGCGGTTAAAGGATCATTGAATCTTTGCAGTGCTTGTACGATTCGTCCATTTTGTATTTCAATCGTCACTAACGATTTGTCTGGTTCTTTTACTCTTCTTAAGAACATAATGTGGCATTCGCCATCAATGACTCGATCTATGTAACTTGCCACACAATTATTTTGCTGCACCGCTTCGTCTTTAATGTCTTGAGTGGAGTCTGGATAAAAGAATCTCAGTCCTTTATATGTAAATTCGTATTCTTTATTAATACGGCTCTTAAAGACTTCTTCCGAAAATTCTTTTTGTAATCTTTTGTAATTTCTTGTGACAATATCCATTGTTGTTTTGAAATGTCTTGGATATCTATCAAATTTATGACTGATTGCGTCCATCATACGGGCATAATCACGCAATTCTCCGAGTAACCAATTTATACTATTGGTAGCAGCTTCAAATGTAATTATTCTATCTATATAAACAAACACATCTGCAAGATTATAGCCATAATCCTGATTTAAAGCCTCCAAAATTTTCGTAAAACGATATCTATGATTATCCTCAAAGAAATTTATTAAATATTCTTTAGTTAATGTCATATACTCTGTCTGTAAAATCGTTTGTACATAATCTGGATACATCTTATAAAAATCAACAAAATCATTACTTAACAATCGTCTATTCTTCACACCAAGACAATAATTTCTCAACCATTTTGGTACTTCATTAATTGAATATTTAAAATCTTCTGTGACTTGTTTGTGTGTAAACCCTATAGCAAAGAACTGCTCGCACATAGAATACTTACTTGCATATTCAAACAAAGTTCCTAAATTATAATCAATGAAGCCCCATGTAGTTCTTCCCATTTCACAATTTCTTCGCCAATTTACATATTTTAGAAACTCTGCATAATGTGGATCGGACACAAACAATTTATCCAATTCATCAGCTGAATGTCCAGACAGAATATTGTTCAAAGCTTTCACTTTCTTGCCGCTCTTGCCATAGCAATCACCATTTGATAAATCATATTTGCAAGTTTTACCATCATCCAGATGGAAAATAATAAACTTACCTTGTTTTTCTGCCGTGATAATGTTTCAACTCCTTTCATTTCGCCTCAAATTCCTATTTCATTGTCACGTTATGCTCCCAATTATAATGCTTCATCGTCAAGTAGAAATCTGTAACATAATCGCATAAACTGTCAGAATCTCTAAACACTCTATCAGACATCTCAATCCACCAAGCATGTAATGGTTCAATATCTTTGTTCAGAATCAGTACAGGAATATGATGTTCATATGCGATCGCAATCTCCATAGACGTTCCAATGCTTTTCGGATCATTTGCATTAACAATTACAAGATCGCTGTTTCTAACAAAGTTGGTATCAAATCGCATCACTTCTTTCTCTGTATCGAATAATTTTTCTTTAAAATTATAATAATCTACAGGGTTAATAATATTCATTGGCTTGGTATCGGCACATGTTTTTTTACATCGACTGATAAGTGATTTACGAATTTTTTCTCGCCACTCATTTTGTTTTGTAAACGATAAGTTTTGCATACCGCCAGCCAAATAAATCTGAAATATATTATTTTGCATTTAATTTCTCCTCCACTTTCTTCGTTAAATAATCCAAAATATCTTTATCTGTTTTAAATGCCTGAGTATCTTTCATAATCCTCTCAGCACTTAGAATACATTGATTCATCTTTTTAAAATTATCCACTGTAATATGTGAGAAGAATCTGGAATCTTCTTCGACAGAGGCAGGATTCTCACCTATCCTTGTATAATGAAATTCTTCACAGATCAGTAGCATATCTTTACTACTTGGAAATCCACCCATTCTAAATGAAAAATTAACTACATGTTGAATTACTTTTGGATTACATTTACTCTGCCAAAAATCTCCAATATGTATATCCATTATTTTCTTTCTCCTTTCACAACATATGATTCAATCAATCCTTTCCTTAGTCGGTCATTCATATCCTGAATGGCTTCCTCAATTGTTTTAAATTTACATGAACAAATATGCTCTTTTGTCAAATTAACAAATGAATATGTGCCATCGGATTTGTTCTTAAAAATAACCACCACTGATTCTTCCTCATTTGGTTTTTTGACAATGAATCGAAGTGAACCTTTTGCTGCTTTATTCGGCTTCTGTTTTTGATATTCAATACAGATATTATAATCCGTTCTTGAGCCTCTACGGACTGCATATGCCTTTTTAATCTTATGATCTTCATTGTCTGATGCAACATAATATCCTGCCGTATCATATTCTAATTGTTCAATACGCTTCGCATTATCATAAATATTGATACATCCCCAATCCCCAACTCTTGTTTGCATCATTTCTTCAATAAATTCTTTAACGGTATATTCCTTGTCAAATTTTACATCACTTTTCAACAAATTAAACATCTCTATCACCTACTTTCTTATCAAATGTTTCTTGCAAATTTAACCAGAGCTGCCCATCATCAGCAAACCCATAATGGTCTGCCATTGTTTTCGCAAATTCTTTTGTAACACTTTGTGATCCGTCAATCAACCCTTGAACATAATCAACATCCATGCCAATTTTACTCGCAAGCTGATAAGGAGTCATCCTGCAAGATTCAACAAATTCTTCTAAGCATGCGCCAGGATGAAAAGCAATTTCGTCTCCAATCTTTACATACATTTTTACACCATTCCTCTCACAATTCGTTCATTTGTTGTCATCAAGAAGTTATTGATACGATCCCAGTCTGGTTCGTCTGGCAAATCAGTATTCATATAATCATAATCAAATTGATAAAGTAATCCTTCAATAAAAACATCGTATGACTGATTTGGGAAATATTCTGTATGCTCATTGTGTTTGCTAAATCTATATGTTTTATGCGTACTATTATACCCTTCTTTGATCTTTACAAGATCTTTTCCTATGTCGTCCATAGACCCAAACATTGTTCCGTTATGTAATAATTCAATACCCTGCAACAATAATCGAACTGCATGCATCATTGATTTATTAGCGTATCGTTCTGCCTTTTGCTTTTCTTTCTCTGAATCTTTATTTTTATAATACTTAAAACTCGTTCGAGTCAGACAATCGCATATATATCCTTTATATGCATGATAAACTCTCTTAGATAAAAACATATCTCTATTTTTGATCAGTTCCATACCAATATCAGATACATATAAATAGCGGTCTGGCGCAAAATATAACAGCTCTAAAAACGTAGGATTACCCTTTGCAAGCATATTGATCATCTTAATATGCGAATGTAGCACAGTATCAACATCTTTATGATCGTCGGTCTTCTCAAGATTGTTCTGATTATTATTCAACAAAATCTCTCTTTTATCACTAAGGAAAACACCACGTAAATCAATGTCAGAATCCTCTGTATTTGTTCCGTAAGCATAACTTCCACCTAGTGTGAGAAAAGCGATTTTATGAGGATAATCTCGCAAAAAATCATACTCTGTAGACGAGTTTATGTAATCTTTCACTTCTTCAATTGTCATGATCTCACCGCCTTTGCCCTATGCATTATTTTTTTAATATTACCAAGTTGCCAACTTACCCATTGAATACTCTTTCCAAATTCTTTGGCTATGTATTTATGCTCAATATCATCAAGTAACATATATATAATTTTCTTCTGCTTGTCTGATAATTTGTTAAATTCTCCTTGATAATATACTGTTGTTAGTGCTTGACTCTCTATGTCATCGTTACTCACAAGCAAACTACCAATTGTTAATTCTTCTGCGTCAACTCTTTCGTCAACAGGTGCATCCAATGATTCCGCATTTCTGTTCATTTTCTCTGTTGGGCTATGCCATTTTATATAATATTTATTAATTTCTGACTGTAATACCCATCTAAAATACGTCCCAAAATTACCTTTAGACTCATCCCATTTTAATGCTGCTTTGCAAATTGCCATACGACCAAGATCCATATATGTATCAAAATCTTTAAATTTTGTAAAATACTTCTCATGCAAATGCCAAATCAAAGAATAATTATCTTCAATCAGCTTTCGCTGTTCATCATTTAGTTTCTTCACATTTCTTAGCCTCCTGTTCTTTAATAAATTGCTCTACTTCATCTGTATAATCTAACCCAAAATAATACTCTGCATGTCTTCCAGGATGAGGCACAATCATATCTATAGCATTTGGGACTTCTTTGTTTATTTCTTTATAAATATCACCACTGCATTTTAATGTACCCATTACTAAATCATGTATAGAATATTTATTTTTAATACATGGAATTGGAGGGTCGTTAAACAAGTGGCTAATAAAAGGATGTATGCTTCGTTCATTTCTTGCTTTTATATACGCTTTGTCCATCATATCTTTCATTATATGTATAGCCTTGCAAACATCTTTACTAGCCAATTCATAAACTAATGCTTTAGTAGATTCATAATATACATCATCTGTATATGTACTATTAGAATATAATTTATAAACTTCATTGCCATTTGATTTATCAATACATATGTTATCAATAGAAATTTTCTCACCGTTTTTTAATACAATTTCATCACAACACAATATTGCAGGAGATGTAATATGCATTGTTTCGATTGGCACATAATCTGTATATTCATACAAATAAGACTGCATAAGTATTTTTAAATTATAATCAAAACAATAATACATTTCATCTAACTCGTCACAATTTTTGTATTCTAAAGACTCAATTTCAGCAAACTCATCTCCCAGACAAATACCACGCACTACTTCGAACTTTCTTCTTCTATAAATTTCCACATCGGCTTCCCAATCTGGATCTCTGTTTTTACTAAAAGCAAGTTCAATTTCTCTTGTATTTTTCCTTGACATACATCACACTCCTAATACATATTTATCACATCTGAACCCAGCTGCATTTGGATGACCGCCACCACCATATTTCACAGCAAGCTCATACACATTTACTTTATCTTGTTCTGCGGATCGTAGCTGATATTCCCACATACTTCCATTGAATGAAAAACCGATAAACATATCGTATTTAGAAGCATCAATAGATTCGAAGAAATCAGAATTGATTAACGCTCTGTTGATTGCATAGACTTTATGTCCCTCAAATATGGTTTCAAAACCATATGCTCTAAGATATTGTTCTGCATTTGCTGCTAAATACTCAATAATTGATAAGCCATCTGCTATCATATCACCAATAATTTTTGCTGCTTCATAAATTCCTTGATCTTTATTTAACGTGTTTAGCAATGGACTTAACGCATCAAAATCATACGATTCAAATGCATAGTGAAATGCTTTTACGAATTGTTTTGACGTTTCACCAAAATAAAATGTATCCCACATGGCTGTATATTCTGCCAGTTTTGGATAATCTGCTTTATATTTATATATATTGAGTAATCTTTTTACATTTTTCTCATCCGTCCTCTCAATTTGCTCCCAATTTTCATCACACATATATTTAAAATATAACCATGTCAAATTCGCTCCTGAAATACCCGCTCCAGTAATTCTGATTCCTTTTACATCACACTTGAAATCTTTATACGCTTCAATCGTAGACTGATGATGGTCGATCCAAAATACATTCTTTGTAATACTGAGCAACTGCCACATCTCTTCTGGCTCAATACTGTAGTCTACAATAAACACAAATTCATCCTGCTCAATGTCATGAAACGGGAATTTCATACCGTAATTAATTTTTCGGAAGTCCTCTGGTTCAAATGCTAAACCTCGCTGTTCACAAGCTTTTCTGACGTAGAATCCAGACACGATTCCGTCTTGATCAACATGATAAAAACACTTCATTATTTTTCCTCCTTTATCTGCTCACCTTTATTAATTGACTCAACATATATTTCCCAGTCATCTGCATATACATCTTCCGCAAGAGGTATCCAAACTTCTGCGTTTTCTTTATCAAATAAAAAAATAATTGAATCTGGCTTATATTCACCCATATCATTACACTCAAAATAAACATTAGTTAATTCTGACGAATAAATTTTCAAATACTTTTCCTTTCCCCAAATGCCTCTTCTTATAGTCGTTTTGTCTTTTTTTATTGCAGTCATTGCTTTTATAAAATTCAATTAATTACTCACCTCTTCCTTTTACTGTTAAAATCCCATCCTTGCTCAACCCAATCATTTGCGAAAATATCCTCTTGTGTAGGCAACCATCCCAATGTTATAACTCCATTTTGGTCTCTACATAAGAGTGGTTTCATTTTATATTTTTTATCAAATGGAATAATCTCATTTAATTCTTCTTCGCACATCATAAACACATAATCATAAGTTGTTCGTGTCTTCTTCCACGAACTACGACGATACAATTGTCTTGGATTAATTTCCATATTTTGCATCATCATTTCAAACGACATTCCTTGTTTCTTTTTTGCCATTGGCATTCTTTCTCCTCTACAATTTTTACTTTATGACCGAGTTCTTTTTCGATTTCTGCAACCGTCATTTCTTTTGGCGGGGATAAACTCATATTTAAACTATCAATATCAGATTCCATATTCCAAACGCTTCTATAGATCAATCGTCCTATCAAAATACAAATTGCTCTCTTAACTTCATCTGCCGTCGGTGGATAATGATCTAATGATGAAATAATATGTTTGTAATTTTCTTCATTTAATAAAACACGTTTAGAATCGAGGGATGTATTCTCTTCTTCCCGTGATTCAATATATAAGAAGTGGTTCATTATATCTCTCCTTTCTCAATTTCTTCTTTAATAATTCTATATGAAAGAGCCTCTTTTGACTCTTTATCATTGATTCCATTTCTTTCTAACAGTGCGTCCAATTCCTGCGGACTCAACCGATCAAAGAATCGTTTTATTTCCTGTTCACGTTGTTGTTTTGATTTCATTTTTCGTTTAATTTCCTTTTGATTTTGTTAAATTTGATAGGTCTTGTACTGAGTTAGATGAAATCCTTACAGATGAGGGGTTCTGTACCTATGTTAAATCTGCTAGGTCTTGTACCTCAAATATTCAATTAACATAGATTTTAGTGAGTACCACTCGGTCTCACTTTTTGGCGTACTTATCAAATAAATAAGCGAGATAAATTCTCCAGAACACGCCATGTATTAAAATACAATTTTTATAGGTATCAATCTGCTTCATTGCATGACTATAAAACACAAACGTTTTGTACCTATGTAATTTTTAATAAGTATCAAACCCAAATTCTTTTGTCTAACTTTGTTACATAATCACATAGATTTTAGTGAGTGTTATCCAAACCTCACTTTTGGCGTATCCATCTATTCGATGAACGAGATATAATCTCCAAAACACACCATACACATAATGTGCAATTTTAATTTAACCAAACACATCTTTTATTTTTTAATAGGTCTTGACTGCCTAACATCTCAAAGGATGATTCAATCAAGTTTCGTACGTATGTTATTTTTGATAGGTCTTAACCAAAGTTATTGATTTATGACCCGATAAATGCGTTTCGTACGTATGTTATTTTTGATAGGTCTTAACCCTCAAATCCCATACTGACCAATATAAAGACCTAACAACATACATTTTAGTGAGTATCATATAATCTCACTTTTGGCACAGTCACGATACTCCGTGACCAGAAATACTATATTGGCGATAATATTTCTCGAAACGTGCCATGCACAATACTTTGTGCAACTACAACAGGCTTTATCAGCCTGCATATATTATCGTAAACACTAAAATATTCTTAATATTTACGTAAATGTTTGTTTAATACTATATTTTATGATTATATAATGTCTAGTGGTTCTAAAACATTACTATCTGGTATCAACATTCCTGCACTGTTTTGTATCTGTGTAAATTTCAATTGTTCTAAAACCTCAAATCTTTATTATGTATACAACGCAAAACTTTATGCTTTATTCAATTACACAAATTTTAGTGAGTGCATTTTCACACCTCACTTTTGGCATAATCATATATTCTATGATCGATGAAGTTCGGCACCTCATCCAAAACATGCCATATACAGTCGATAATTTAAGCAATTTCTTGATCGTCAGAATCAATTTCTAAGTCAATTCCGTAATAGTCTGCTGCCTTTTGCAAAGATTCTTCTCCGAACTTATATTTATCACTCGTAAATAATGTTGACATTGCAATATTTCTTGCAGCATTATAATCAGCGTTAAAAAATTTAAGATTATGACTCTTGCAATTTGGATTCCCGCATTTAAAAGTTTTCTGATTTATTCTCTGTCCAGATTCCCAATGTCCACAGAAACTACATACTTGAGAAGTAAATGCAGGATTGATTTTTCTTACTTCAATACCATATCTTTCTGCTTTATATGTAATATCTTGCTGAAGCTGGTAAAAACTCCAATTTCTCAGAATAAATTTACTAGAATCATATCCTTTTAAATTCTCAATATTGATATATTTGGCATTATTCTTAAGTGCATATTCAACAACTTTTTTACTGATTCTATGACAATAAGTATTTACAAAATTTGCTTCTCTTTCCTTGAATCTTTCTAAGGCTAACATTTTTCTTTTTCTTCCATGTCCACCCTTTGAAAGTTTTAATGCTTTTTGTAATCTCTGTTTTTCTTTTTGAATTTTGCCTCGCTGTTTTACAAAAGCTTCTCCGTCACCAATATACTCTTTCTTATACTGATTATTATTTAAAGAGCATACAGCTAGAACTGCTAACCCAAGATCGACTCCAACTACCGTGTTTTCATCTAATTCAGTAAGTCTTTTTGGAATTTCAAGTCCAAGATTTAATATAATCTTATTCTTTTTATTAATCTGAATTGAACTTCCGCATACTTTATATTCACCAGTAAATACTTTTGTAATTGTAGAAATTAACTCTTCTCGATTTCCTTTATGCCCAAAATCTAATTGGAATCTTGCGAATGTAGGAACGCCACCGTTGCCAAGATTCACATATATTTCACAACTTGATTTACCAATATTCTTTTTAAGCTCTGTCAAGTCTTCATATTCATGAACAATATCAAATCCTTGCTTTGACATATGAAATGGCGAATCTAATTTATAATTATCGACTGCCAACTTCCCATCTAACCCACCATCAGTGGCGAATTTCTTAACTCTCCCCTTTAATTCCTGAGTATATCCCTGAATACTCAATGCTCTTAATGGACTATAAATCTCAACATCGTCAAAGATACTTCCCTTTGGTGATCCTTTAACTCTAAATGCAACATTGATATTGTCATTTACCCATTTTTCCTTTTCTTTCTTGTTTTTTAAGTAGCAGACCTTTTCTCTGATCATCTCTGAGAACATATAAGACATTATGAAATTCTTCTGTCTTGCTTCACTTTCCATACAGTCTCTTACCAAATCATATGTATAACTCATAACCATCTGCTTTGTATAATCTTCAAGCTCACCATTTAAGAACTGTTCTTGTTGCTTTTTATATTCTGTAAGCTGCTGTTTGTATTCTTCTTTTCTTTCTGGTTTACTCGTATTTTTGATTTGTCTTTCTTTGGCTTTAATTTTCTTGTCAAAATAAAATTTTTCAAGATATATATTCATCTTCTTCTTCCAACCATCATTGTCACTTGCAACTGGAATTAAAGTAATTTTTCTATTGATCTGCATCGTGTTTTTATTTTGTTTTTTAGCCATATCTACTTCACTCCTTTACCATCTGGCATTATAAATTCCCAATACCCATCACTATTTTCAACCTCTTTTGGTTCTTCTTTTTCTATTTTCTCCATCAACTTCTGACCTCGCTCAATATCTTTTTTTGTTAAACCGTTTCTAATTTCATCAATCAGACTTTGCAGAAACTTTAATGAGTCTTGTTTACTCATGAGTCTTACCTTCCATTTCTTCATATAACTCTCTGAATTTTCTAAAATCATCTGCGCTGCCACCATTATCTGGATGACTTTTCTTCATTGCATACTTTACTGCGTCCTTAACATCTGAACGAGTTTCTTCCTTATTATATGTAGTGTTTGGCGTTACGCTTAAAACAGCTCTGTACGATATATTATCAAGAATCAGTCTTCTATTCGATTCCCTTAATTTATCTATCTTTTTTTCATATCTTAGAATCACAATAACTTCAACAATAAGACATCCTATCGCATATGCAATTGCAAAATTAATATTGGGTCCCATCTTAATCACCTCACTTTACATCAAACTCAGATTTTACGTTCTATATCTTTTTTCGCAACCACATTTTTTACAACGATAAACCTTTTGCCTACCTTTAGTTGTAATAATGTCGTACCATTTACCATAAGATTCTTCTTCGTAGCGGGTATCAAATATTAACTCCCAATCATGCTTACAAAAACAAGATCTTATATACCAAATTAATCTTCTCATTTAATACCTTGCACCTCATTTTTTACTCAATAAGTCTTTCACAATTTCTTTATCTTCATCTTTAACCTTTTTTGATTTTGTTGTTGCCATAAACTCTAACCACTCTTTTCTCATTTTCTTTTCGTCATCATTTAGGTGTTCGATAACAATTAATTGCTTAGAATTAAGTTTGTCGTAACTAGAAATATAGTTATTCCATCCGTCTATCCAAAACAACTTGTTTGAGATAACTAATGCATATCCCATCAATGTTTCTCCATTTACCATTCTTGATCTAAAACACAGATTTCCATTTTCAATGGGATTATTTCTCATATCTTTCATTTTTCATCACCCTCTTCTGGTCTTAACATAATGCCAAGACCTGTGCACATACCCGTAAGTTTCTTATCCATTGCCTTAATTCTTTTGTAATTGTAATAGGTCATATATGGTACTCCAATTCCAATTGCTACGATTACCATAAACGCCAATACCCAAATTATGTAAAACAAAACGTCCATTTTATCTTTCTCCTTTTCTATCTACTACTATCGCCTGAAATCGAACCACCATACTGTGTAAAAATTCTTTTGAAAATATGTATCGTCTCCATCATCAAGCTCTTCAAAATATTTTCTGCCTCGTTCCTTAACATCGTCTTCATTGAAATAACTATATGCCCATGCAGGAATTGTGTAAGATTCCTTATCTTCTAAGCAAAGATTTAACAAATCTTTGACCATCATCTGCAATTCTTCTTCATCATATCCCTGCGTCATTACGTCAAAATATGGGATATATGCCATATATGGCACTGAGTCATTTTCATCTTTCAGAACTACGACAGGAAATGTTAGATTATAATCCATATCAGCCTTGCTCCCTTGAATTGTAAATATTATTTTTTCTTCATCATCAACACAATTTGTAAGTGCAAATAGCGAAACATCTCTAAGTGCGTATCTATATCTAATATCTTTTGTTTCCTTTCTGTTAATATTTTTTCTTTTTGTATGGAATACAATAATCAGAAGATACCCATACCCAACTATTTTTTATATAGATTAAGAAATCTGCACCCTTTTCATAGTAATAACCTTGTGTATATGGACTAGGGCTTACTCCATACACTTTGTATGGCTTACCTTTATATAAAACTTTCATAATTATTCTTCTTTCTTTAACGGAACTACTTTACCATCTTCATACTTGCAGTATTGCCCGTCTTTACTGATATACGGACACAGAAACCGACCATGAGGATAATAATAAACAACCTTTGTTGCTGAATCATACCATAGCACCTCATTGATTTGATTAAAGTCAGTTATCTGATCATTGTTATTTTCGTCTGCGTAATGTGGGCGAGCATCACACCCTACTAACATACAGCCCATAATTACTGCCATACAACCGATTAAAATTCCTTTTCTCATAATCATTCTCCTCCAAAATAAATCCACCACTTGGTAACATTGCAATCAATTTCTTTTTCTTTTAGTTTTGCAATCTTACGATTATTGCTTTGGTATGTATTCATCTGTTCTTTAACAAGTTCATTACTTCTTAATTCAGGATATGTTGTGATCAATGCCATTCCATCACCAGCTTTAAATTCTTTGTATGTATCCTTTTCGTGGTTCATATAACTCTTAACAGCCACATCAATTTTTCTTTCAAGTTGTTGATTTTGTGTTTCGTACATTTTGATTTTCTGATCCACACCTTGATTTTCATACAAGTTATTCAGTAGTAAACATAAAACTGTAATGACAAGAAAGTTAATCAAAATCAATACGACACCAAGAACATCAAGATCGGAGTTACCTGTCTTTTGTGCATGACAATAGCAAATTATCGAGCAAATTATGGCGATTATAAGTATCAATATCAGCATTATTCATCCACCTCACAATCAACATCAAATAGATATTTTATGATGCGTTTTGCTCCAACCTTGTTGGCGGCATCCTCAGCGATTTCTTTAGAAGAAAAATATACCTCATTTAGGCGTCTAAGTTGTACGGCAGGGATTTTTGCCAAATCATCCTCAGTCACATCATATCCAATATAATAATGAAAATTCGCTCCATCCCATTCTTCTTGATCAGGATCATTATGTTCATCAGCATATATTTGCAATTCAACCCTAACCTTCTGCTTTTCAATAGCAAACTCTGTATCCTTTTCAGTCTTAAATACATTACCTAAAGCTAATCTTCTCAAATCTGATGCTCTACCTTGCCATTTTGCAATACCGATCTGTCCATCATTAGTGATGTAATAATACTCATCTCCGTTCTTTAACCCACATGGATTTGTTTCTTCTTTCTGTTCTGATCTCTCGCAGAACTGCTCAAATAATGATTTAAATAAATTCTGCTGTGCTTCAGATAATTTTGAAATATCAATTGTCTTTGCTATACCCATTTTCTTTCACCTCACTTTATGCTCCAAAGATGTATTTAATGATTCTGTCTCTTCCGATTGCTTCAATTGCATCAACTAAAACATCTTTTGATGTAAACATAACTGTACCCTGTATTTTTGTTGTAGCCCATGTATCGCAAAGAAGTCTTTTTCCGTCTTCTTCACATCGAATACAATAACAACGATTGGCAAATTCTGTGCCATTGTGTTCCTTTGCATACCGCTCAAGTTCAACTTCTACTTTTCTTTTCTTTCTTGCAAATACTGCTTCTTCTTGTGTTTTAAATACGTTGCCTAATACCCATCTACCGTTATCGACAATGCTATTAAACCATATTGCACTATAAATAGATCCGCTACCATCAATGTAATGATATCTTTCACCGTATTTTGGTTTCCAAACTTTAGACCCTGAATTAGTTTTTTCTTTTGGTTTCGCTCTTTCACAACATTTATCAAATAATGCTTTTATTAGATCCTGTTCTGCCTCTGGCAGCACTGAAATATCAATTGTTTTTGTTGTACTCATTTATTTCCCCTCACTTTTAAACTCTTCAATCTCTCTCCACGCCAAAACACTTTCGTCGTTATAGTATAAAATGTTACTGTTACGCCTTCTCCATCCATGAGAATCGTGCCATGACCTATGAGTGCATTCACCTTTTATAAAAACCCAAACGTACTTAATATCTTCTGGCAGATCATCAGGATTCTTTCTTAAGTCATGCCATCTATACTTTTCTTTATATTCTTTTAACTCTTTCAATTCTCCCAGCCACTTCGCAAGTTGCTCATGATTTAAGGCACAGTCAATCAATCCATCAAGTTCTTCATCGTCTGGATTCGCATGACACAACATGGCTTCTGTGTATTTCTTTGTTGCCATATCATTTGCGCATTTGATAGTTTCTTCTAAATTCATTTGTTTCTCTCCTCTCTAATCAATATCTGCGATACTCTCTACAAAACAGTTATAATAAATATATCTCTTACCTTTGTAGTCAAACTTGACATATCCACCATCATTTGTATCAATATCAATTTTTCCTTTATATTCAGCAATCTTCTTACCGTCTGCCGTGTATACTGTAATGACTCTATTCATACCACCATTCCAATTGCTTTTCATATCAACAACTCCTCTTTTGAATCCTGCGGTACATCCTGTCATTGATCCTAAGCAAATCGTTGTTCCTAGAACCGTTGCCAAAATTTTCTTTCTCATTTATTTCTCTCCTTCTTCCTTATAGTAATATCCATACAAGCAACAATCTCCAGAATCCCATGTGTCGTAATAACAACCGTCTGAAATTGCAACTACATGATTCGCAACATTTACCAAGTAATTGCCTTGTTTATGATCTTTTGCAAAACTTTCAACTGTTGGTCGTTTAGATCCTTTTCGGTTGCTAATACCTTGATAAGCAAACCCATTATCGAATAAATATTCTTCGTAACATTTTCGCTCTGATGGCATACACTGCATATCCCTTGCGTATGGTAACAAATCATCAAATGTTGTTAACCATTCTTTATCAAGCACTTTTGTTAATGCTCTGATCACGCAATCTGAATGATTGTCTTTTGTATCTTTATCGTTTGGTTGATAATATCTGTAAATTTTATTTGACATTTTCTCACTCCTTCATATTTCATTTTCTTGAAGTTTACCTTTCATTTGTTGAATATAATATACCACTTCTTGCACATAGTGTCAATACAAAATCTTCAACTTCTTGAATATTTTATTTTACATCCTGTATATAATATGTTACAATATAGATGTGGAGGTATATCATATGATAAGTTATAAACCGCTTTTCGTAACTTTAGCGAAAAAGGGTATGACAAAATCTGATTTACGAACCGCTTTAAATATGGGGTCTGGTACAATTGCCAAGATGGCAAAGAATCAGTATATCAGTCTCGAAAACATTGACAAAATTTGCTTATATCTTGATTGCAAAGTTGAAGATGTTATCGAGGTCATACCAAACGATTAACCAAAAAGACTTTAACCATTTAGGTTGAGGTCTTTTTTAGTGGAAACAACAGGAATCGAACCTGTGTCGGCAATTTATATGTGATGAAAATTAAATGTAAATAAATAAAAATACTTATATGGAGGTAGAAAAATGAATGTTTATGTATTGCCTGCTCTACCAACTGAGCTATGTTTCCATGACTGGCACTTTATACAACTATATATAGTGGTTCAATAATTGGATAATCACTATATATTGTGTTTTATAGAGTCATAAAATGCCAGTTTTATGTTTGTGAAATTAATTTTTGTAGATGAATTTATTCGTTATTTGCGAGCATTTTTCATCTGATCTAATATGGCTTTAGCTTCTTGCTGTCGCTCTTCTTGCTCCATATGATAATCCAATGTTTCTGCACTAGATTCATACGCAATAGCAACGCCTTTGGCTTGTTCGCTAAGTTTCTTTGCTCCTTCTCGAACCTCTTCCAAACCTTCCTGAGCAGCATTTGAACTATTGTATTGATCTAAATTTTTCTGCAATTCTGCAATCTGCTGATCTGCCTCCATCTGAAGAACCACAGTATCTTTTTCGCTTTTTAGCTTAATGAGCTGATCATACGCTTGGTTTTTAATTTCTTCTTGTTTATCTTTTGTGGATTGCAACTCTGGGATTTTCTTTTCGTACACTGATTTCTGTGCCTTTAGCGTGGCTAATTTTTGAGCATAATACATTGCTTTTTTATCATCATGATTATCAATGTACTGGTTGATCATTGCCTCGGTTTTAGAAATTTCTTCTTTTGTTTCTTTGAGATCATCTTCCATTGTTGCCAATCTACCAGCTACCGTTGTGTATGTACCCATTGTTTTCTTATAAAAGTCCTGTTTCTCTTTAATTGCAGTATTATATCTGGCTCTTGCTCCCTCTGGAGTCATTGCATTTTCTTTGATCTTTTCTGTAACTGTTCCAGATGCCACATTTTTAATCTGCTTTCCGTTTTTAGTAAATTGTAAATATGCGATAATTGCTACAATTACACAAATAATAATAATTGCCATAATAATTTCTCCTATTAGAACTCACGGTAATCTGCTGGCTCTGGTGTTCCAAGATTTTCATTATCTGTAAACTCTACTTCTTTATCTTCAGAAACAAAATCTTTCAACATCTTTGCAAGATCAACACCTGTAGATCCTTTAACACCATCTGATACCTGATTCACAACATTCATAATATCTTTTGTTAATTTTGTTGTATTGCCTTCTCCATACATAGTGATACTTCCTACGTTTCCTAATGGCGCAGCTGCATTTTTAACTGCTTCTGGGAACATCTGGCACATCATTTCGACGATAGAAGCTTTACCCATCTGCTTCATAGCTTCGGCTTTCTTTTCGATCGCTTCTGCTTCAGCAATACCTTTTGCTTTAATCGCCTCAGCTTCTGCTACACCTTTCGCACGGATACCTTCAGCTTCCTGTTCCATAGCATATTTTGTAGATTCAGCTTCTTTTTCTTTAGCATATTTATTAGCTTCTGACTCTTTCTGTCTCTTATATAAATCTGCATCTGCTTTCTGCTGAGAGGCATATCTTTCAGCCTCTGCCTGTTTCTTGATCTGTGCATCTAATGTCTGCTCTGTTACCTCAACGTCTTTACGTTTCAGTTCAATTTCTTTTTCCTGACGCATAATATTAGCATCCGCAGTTACAATTTCAATTTCTTTACGTGATTTTTCTTCCTGAATCTTGTATGCTGCATCTGCCTCAGCCTTCTTTGCTTTTGAAATCTTCTCAAGTTCAGATTTTTTAATTTCCAGATTGTTATTCTTTTCTGCGATCGCTGTTTCTGACTCAACCCTTGCATCATTCGCTTCTTTTTCAGCCATTGCTTTTGCTTTTTCAATATCTCTTTCGCTTTCAGCTCTGGAAATTGCAGCCTTCTTCTGAATTTTAACAACATTATCTACACCAAGATTTTCAATAACATCATTATCATCCATAAAATTCTGCACATTAAAACTGATGATATCTAATCCCATTGCAGCAAGGTCTGGCTTCGCATTTTCTGTAACAAGCTGTGCAAATTTCTGACGATCAGAAACCATTTCTTCGAGGCTCATCTTTCCAACGATCTCTCGCATATTACCTTCAAGGACTTCTCTTGCGACCTGTCCAATATCGCCTACTGGCTTATTTAAGAAGTTTTCTGCTGCAAGTTTTAATCTTTCTGGATTACTGCTAACCTTTACATTGACCGCTGCATCTACATTGATATTGATATAATCTGCTGTAGGCACAGAACTTGATGTCTTAACATCAATTGGAATTAACTCAAGATTAAGATGATCTGCTTTTTCAAAGAATGGGATTTTTAACCCTGCCTTACCAATTAATGTCTTAGGTGTCTTTCTAAGTCCAGAAATAATATAAGCTTTATCTGGACTTGCTTTGACATAACCGCTACCGATAATAGCTCCTACGCCACCTACCGCAATAACCACTGGTACCACTGTTCCAATTACTTCAATCATAAATATCTCCTTTGTTATAAAATTTATTTATCACAACACCATATATAGATGTCATAATCTTGTTACTAAATACATCCGCCACAAGAATTAGTGCGAAAATCCTCTTCATTGATTGCTTTGAAGATCTGGCGCTGAACATCAATATCTTTTGTAATTTTATCTAACCAATACTTATTAGCCTCAATCCACTCATCTTGTTTCAGTCCGTCATAATATGATTCCCATTCTTCAACCCAGTCCTTAAAATACCATCGCTCATATCTTTTATATGTATTCATAGGTTCTGTGCGTAAGTCTTCTGGAATCTTATCGGTAACATCTTTGCCATCAACATCAAGCTTCCATTCTCCAATACAGAGTGCAAAACCACGACCTGTCCATTTTGCTTTAACTTCCATATTTAATCATCCAACTCCATTCCTGCCTCGATCCACATGCCAGATATAAATTTAGGCATTGGAGCAAGTTTAAATACATTCTTCTCATGCATCTCGTCAATGATCTGTCTCACTGCTTCATCTTTACATACTCCAGTTCTCAGATATTCGTCTAACATATCATATGTAAATCCAAGATTATCTTCATCTGTCTTACCGCATAATCCATCAGTAGGTGTTTTTTCGATTAACTCTGTTGGAAGTCCCAGAACTCTACCAATTGCTTTAACTTCTGTCACAGTCAGATCACTTAATGGACTAAAATCTCCGGCTGAATCTCCATATCTTGTTGCATATCCGACCCAATCTTCAGATAAATTACATGTATTTGCTACTCTTCCATTCATACTCTGTGCAAAAGCATACAATGTAGCCATTCGGATACGAGCAGGTAAATTTGTGGCACTCTGTTTACTCCATTTACCGCCTAATTCATCTCTGATTTCATGTTTAATATCTCTGCAAGCATTAAAAATATTAACTGTGTAATGTTCAATTCCTAGATGATCACATAGCATCTGAGAATACTCAATATCACTCTGCACACCCTGTGGCATCATAATTCCAATAACTCGATCTTTACCTAGTGCTTCGACACATAAGGCAGCGACAACTGATGAATCTTTACCGCCTGAAATTCCTACAACGGCATTACACCATCTTCCATTAACTTTAAACCAATCTCTAATCCACTGTACTAATCTGTCTTTGGTTTCTGCTGCATTAAAACTCATGTTTTATATCTCCTCTCTTAAAATTCTCCTTCATTTAATACTCTTCTAATCTCCTGTAATGACTGTTCTTTTACCAATTTGCCATCTCTAAATACTGTCTCAAGCAGGTTATTCATTGGAAGATTTTCTGAAGTATATCCATCTTTAAATGTCAATTTACCGTCTGATCCTGTATAGACATGACATAAACCTCTCTGAGATTTCTTAAATCCGCCATCTTTTGGATTCTTGAAAATTGGATATGGTTTGCCATCAATCTCACAATACGTTGCTTTAATACAACTGCTAAATGTATCTCTTGTAAATGGTTTTAAAACTCCATCTTCTTCGATGCACTGGAATGAGAATGATCCAACGCCAAGTGCAACATTGTTTGCTGCGAATCCATTTTTCTCTAAGATGTCATAAATCTGCTCACATCTCTGCACTGTAATTGAATCTCCGTAAATTGCTTTTACATGAGGATCTAATACTTTATATCCTTTGGTATTTGTAGTTCCACCAAACTCTTCCCATAATTTGAATACTGTTCTGGTTACTACGTCTACACAATCTCCTGAGTCACCTCTGGCAAGAAGACATCCGTTGTGATTCATAATCTCATTTTTAAGCTTTGGAAGAATATTTTCTACGACATTCCAATAATCATATGAATCCAATACCGCAGAAAAACTTGTATTTGGGTAAATCTCTGTTAGCAATCTTTTGATTAAAGTCTCTTCATCACCATCAATTGCATAATTGCTACAAACTACTGCATGTTCCGTTGACGGACTACCAAAAGCAACTGGTTCTTTCGTACAATCACAATTATAATTTCTCTCTAAATATGAAATTGTTGGAACCGTAGCTGTATTTAAGAATGATAAACACCATCCTGCTCCTGCTTTAATCGCAGACTGTAAACATTCTTCGCCACGAAAATCGAAAGCCCCTAATGCCTTAGATTTTGGAATATCATCATCACAAGTCATTTCATAAAACTTGTTAACAATCTGTCTGTATGTATGTCCAACAGTTGCAGCAATCATCGGATGCCACATTTCTGCGGAAATTAAGCTTTCTAATGCCTGTGGCAACCATGCAAAATCTTTATGTGTATTCTCAATACTAAACATCGGCACATGCATTGGTACTAAAGTTCCTTCAGGAAGAGCCTTAATCTCAATTGGAAGATAGCCAAGATCATATAAATCTTCGATTTTCTGTAATCCATATGTACCTTCTCCAAGAGTTGCATCCATTACTGTCTTATAAGTACCAATTGCTTTGTTTTTATATTCAAAGAAAAAATACTCATTAAAATAATCGACCAAATACTCTTTAATGAATCCTTGTAATCCAAACATGGCTACTTCATTCCATCGTTTTACTCTGCTCATACGTGGAGTAAAATAAGAAACAGATTTTGTAATACCTTTTGGTAACATTTCAGCATGAACTGCTTTGTAAAAATCAATTAATAACATTGGGTTTGTCTGTTTCATAAATCTAACACCTCAACTTTCTCATGCTCTTTTGTAAAAATACTACGTGTCGTATACACTTTTTTAAACAAACTATCTTCCTTTAATAATTCGCCATCAAGAATTGTATTTTCACAGTGACTAACATATAAATACATATCTTTACAACCGTATTTGTTTAATTCTTTTGATCCATAATAGAATGTGCCACCCTTACTACAAATATCATCAATCATTAGAATTGCTGTATTCTCATCTAATTTATCTGTATCTCCATGAATCTCAATACCAAGAATTTCTCCTGTCTTCCAATCACGATTTTTAATTCCATAGACAATCGGATAATCATCTGATACAAATTCAGAATATCTTTTTAGTGACCCGCTATCTGGGAAATAAATTACGAGATTTCTTGATGGTTCTGCTTTAAGGACTTTGCTACAAGTTTGTGTAATATATGATGCTCCACGGATTACTTCTACATGATCAATCAATGCAGTAGATACATCGGAATGTGGATCAGTTACAATAACTCTTACAAATCCAAGACTATTAATAATTTCTGCAAAATATTTTAATGTAAAGCATTCGCTTGGCTCTTTTACTCTGTCAAATCTTGCATTTGGTATATACGGCATCACTAATGCTTGTTGTAACCACGGAAAATGTTCTTTAATATTTTTAGAAATACACAACAAAGAAAATAACTCTTGATCTGACTCATATAACCATGTGATATACACTGTCTTGTTTTCTATGATTTCTTGAGATATCACGCCTAACGAAAAATCAATTTTTTGCGTTCCATCTGGAAAAGATTCTGGAACAACTGGGACTCCATTAATACTAATCATTCTTTATCACCCCCTTATTCATTAATTATTTCAATTTGACACATTTTCATTGCTTCAAGTGCATTCTTGTGACTCTCTGGCGTCACTCCTGCACAGCAGGAAGCATCTACAATAATCTTTGCTTTTGGTAGTGCTGCTTTTAGCAACATTGCATTTGAGATTACACAAATATCTGTACAAAGACCAATTAAGGTAATTTCAACATCTTCTGGATGAGACCGACCATCTTCACCGAATTCATCAGAACAATCGTCCATAAGTTCTAATGACCCAAATGTTTCTTTACAATAGTTCTCAAGAAGCCAAATAGCATTTTCTTGCTTGTCATTGCGACAAAACATCTCTGACGATAATAATGCCTTTCTAACTTCTTCATTTAAATGCCATCCATCTTCTCCGCAGATGCAATGCTTTACTGGAAGATTCTTTCCTTCCTGTGTAGATAAATAATTTTCATCGTGTGTGTCCATTGTTGCAACAATAATGCCATCAAAATTTTTAATTTTCTCAATTACTTTGGGAACAATTTCCTGTGCTTCTTTGGTTCCAAGGCTTCCGTCGATGAAATCATTCTGCATATCGACGACAACCAATAATTTATTAACGTCCATTGTTTTCTCCTTCCATTAAATTACTGTTTTATTAATCAAATAATCCATACCCAAAGTGCTGTCTCAGTTCATGATTCCAACTATTAATCGATTCAACTTTTCGCTCTTTGACAAGCTTATATCGAAAATCTTTAGGCATAGACAATGCGATAAAATTCATAATAAGTTTTGCACAGTCTTTCCTTTCTTCGATATAATACACGCCATCTTCTTTATAGAAATCAACCTCTTTAAAACACCCAGAATTATTTAAAATTTCAAATGCTGTTTCGCTAATTTCTGATTCTTGATACTCTGTCCAAATCAGTCTCTCACTTCTACAACCAAGACCTAGCCCCGTATAATCTTCATTACAATTAAAACCTACTCCTAGCTTTTTACAGCTGTCTTTATACGCTTGTCGAATTTTATGAATATCATAGTTACAATCAAATAAAAAACTTTCTGATATTTTATGCCCATCTTCCGACCAGTCGCCTAATTCTAATTTATAAATCATTCCAGTCTCCTTTCTTTAGGCACCCACCCGTCAAATATGACGAGCAGGTATATCATCTTAATCTTCTAAAGAATCAATCATCGCACGTAATTCTGCTTCTGACATCTTCTCAATAGCCTCATCCTGTTTCTTGGAAAGAGCATCAATATATTTTCTCTGTGTCAGTTTCTTATTAATACGTTCCTTCTCAGCAAGTCTCTCATTACGTTTTGTTATAAAGATATACTTCACAATACCAATCGCAGCTGTTAACTTTGGATCAACATTTGCATCATCCAACAGACTTTCTTCTGAAGATTTAACTTCCTGATCTTTCAGATTTTTATAAACCACGTCTAAATCTTTATCAGATAAATCCCATAAATCTTCTACGGATAATTCGCCCTTTGTTGATGGGAATCTCAATTTACTTCTTGTTGCCATTTCGAATAAATTTTCTGTTGTCATAATTCAATCTCCTTTTTATATTAAAATTTAATTTTAAGAACTCTTTCAGTAGCGCCCTTGACTTTGACGATCACATCATCTCGTTTTGTAGAACTAAAACCAATTCCTGATAACTGGTTTTGATCATCTGCGACATGCATCTTACTTCCTAAAGCCTCGAATACTCTCTTGTGCTGTACTAATTCCTGTTTCAAGAACTCATTGAAGAATCCATTTGGAGTATCTTCATTTACACATCCGTTTAACATGAACAGATAATGTTTGTGTCCAATACCTGTCTGTTCATCCCAATAGTTAGGCGAATAACACATTACTGTTACTGGCACAAACTGATTTGTATTGACACCCCAGATTTCTCTTGAAGATGTTGTAGATGGAAGTTTCTCTTTGATTGTGAATACTCCATCTTTTAATGTAACTGTAGCCACTGGCACTTTTTGTCCCTGTCGCAAAGGCTGATCGTATTCAAATTCATAAATCTGACCATCAAATTCAATCTCTGCTGTAAATCCTGATGTACCGTTGCTATGGCAATAATTGTGTACGAAAAATTCATAATCTCCATCAACCATCTTGGATTTATCCGCCCATGTAATATTTTCTACAGCAGGTTTCCCCTTTACTGGATTAATCACATCAACATCAAGTCTGCCTCGTGTTCCAGAATCAAACATATGACTAAAGAAAATATGCTGACAAGGTGTTTTACAATGTGCGTCAAAGTCATCTCTGTTCCAATCTTTTCCTGCGTTCCACTGGATTGAAAATCTTAAGACACCATCAACTGCTCCGCCTGCGTTCTTAACTCGTTCTTTCATCTCGCTATCTGTCATATTTCCTGAATATGCCCAACTGAAAGGATTGCTCCACTTCATCATGTTCTTGGCATCTTTGTTTACAGGTGCGATCAGTGAAACCATGTTCTTCTTATGTCGATTTTCAAACAAGACTTCTAATTCTTTTGCGGTTGGAAGAACATCTGATACAAATTTCTCTGCACTGATCTCTTCTACTTTAGAGAATTTCTTAGGATTTACAGCGACTTCCTTACTCATCTCATCAAAAATATCTAAGCCGCCCTGGATACGTGGTGCTGCATCACGATTACAAAACAGAATATTGTTTACCGTAATATCGTCAAGTCTTGCAAATCTACGCTGCAATGAATCCATATATCCTAAATCGGTTACAGTTTTCTTTGCATCCTCAAGCATTTTCTTCGTAAAAATTGCCTTTGGTCGTTTGTAATTCGCAGGAGCTACAACATTTTCATAAGCTTTTACTGCATTATCTAAATCCATACCTTCGCTGATATTCACAAGTAATGTACCGATACTATGGTTTCTAATACGACCAATTACATCTCCGATCGTCATGGCTTTTGTCCATGTGTATGTATCTTTTTCTTCATCTGACAAACCGTTGTATTCTCGCTGATATTTTCTAAAATCTTTTAATACTCTTTCCCATTCCTGTCCTCTATAAAGAGTATTTGAAGCAATCAGTTCTAATACTGTATCAACAGCTTCTTCTGTAATTTCATCAAGTGATCTTTTAAACACATTCTTTCGATCTCTCACTTTTGCTTTAATTGTAGGAATATCAGATTTCCTTTCCAATAACCTCTCTGGAATCGGTGTATACATATGAGTCCATTTGATAATCTGCTTATCTTCTGTATACTCATTTGTGGTTTTTGTACCAACTGTATTTGTAAAATGTCTCCAAATATCTTTGATCGGCTTTGATTCGACATATGTTCTTAAGGCATCAACTACTGGCTGAAATACTACATCATCTGTGTCGATCTCCCAGATTGTATGAATCTTGCCGTCAACAATTGCCACAGCTCCACCGATTGTTTTAATAAAGTTTCGGCAATGACCACAGTCATATTCTCGTCGTTTGCGATACATTTTGTTTGTTCCTTCAGGAAAACTACTCAGATATACTTCCCACAGCACATCTTTATCAATATCAGTTTCATACAATGTAGAATTGTTTTTCTCTACATAGTCGAGCATTTTATTTAAACGCTCTGACAATTTGTTTAAAAAATTGCTCCAGTTTTCATTCATTGGCGTACACATAATTTATCTCCTTTTCATGTATTATTTAATTGCTACGAAGATTTCATAACTCTTATTGTCATTGATATAAATTTCTTTGCCCTTGAGTTCTGGGAAATACTTCTTAGCAAGTTTCTTAAATTCCTTAATCTTTTGACCATTCTCGTCCTCATATGATTCTTTAAGTGGATCAAACATTAATTCTTCTTTCTTTACGACAAAGAATTTTGCATGAGGCAAACCTTTTCTTTCTTCTTCTCTCTGCTTGTCATTCTCAAGAATTTTTTCTAATTTGCATAAATTTTCTGTTACTTCAATACAGCTGCTTGGATATTTCACATATTTGTTTGTCCAGAAGTCAACTGCATCATGAGCACCTGCGTTGCCGCAAAGGTATTTTAATACACAGGTTTTGAAGCCATTTTCTCTGTCATACACATCATTTCCTTCTACATACGCAACAGTTTCCGATCCAGAAGTCCATAAGATTTTAACCATTCCATGATAATGTTTTACTTTAAACACTGGTTCGCCATCTTTTTCAATCTGTTTACCGTTATTGTCTAACATTGGTTCTTTTACTGTAATTTCTTTATCAACATAAATCGGTTTCTTAATCATTTCTTTTAAATTCTTCGTATACATTTCTTTCTCCTCTTCGTTTTCTGTAAGTTCACTCATGATTTCATCCAATTTTTCTGACGAAAACGTTAAAGTCGCACTCGTTTCACCATTCCAAACAATATGTGTTGGTGCATAAGGACTCAACCCATGGTCGTCATGTATCATCCTTGATTCCCCTGGGGCTGAGAGTCCACCAAGCCAATTATTTTCTGCTTCTGACGTTGCAGTAATTGGTTTTTGCTGATAGTGTGGCAGAGCAGACACTCTTCTTTCTGAAAGTGGTGGTAGGGTTAATGTATCAACCTGTATTTTGTCGGCTGAAATCGTACCTGTCTGAATCTCAATATCTTCATTCATTGTTTCCTGTCCTTTAGGCAAAATTATTACTTTTGATGTATTGTAATCTACATAGTCACATTTAAGATATTCCTCGATTAAAGCGTCATCAAATGCTAGTGTCCCATCATCAAGATGCATCATAATATATAGGTGACCAGTCGTATTCTCAGGGGAAATTGCGGTTAACCCAGCCCCATATATACTTTGTACTGGATTAAGATAATAATGCGATACTCTTGTGCTATCTGAATAATATGAAATTCTTTTAACTTCACAAATAACATGATATTTTGGCGACATTATACAAATACGATCATTTGTATTAATTGGATATATCGAAGATGGTTTTAATTTCACAAGAGTCCCATATCCATTCTGTATCCAAACGCCCGTTTTATTTTCTTCCATTCCTATCTCCTTTCTTATTTCGTCAATTCATAAGGTGTTTTAATATTAAAATAATCTTCACGTTTGTATTTCCCAATTAATAAAGTAATGGTAACGTCTCGATCTAACGTATCAACAAATGAACGTTTACAATATCTATTACGACCATTTCTTTCAACGTCAAATGAATCATAAATTCGTAAAATCCATCTTTCTCTATCCAACAGCGCTGAAATACTAAACATATAGATATTATCCAAATGTTTTTCTTCACAAAGTCTATAACGAACTCTTGGAACTACTTCTCTTGTGTGTAAGAGTATACTTCCTAAGTCTTCATTAATTACCACGTATGTTTTTTCTTTTCCATTTTTTCTATTTAAGACTTTGATACAATCTCCTGAATGTGGAGTATGTCTCATTTCATCTAGCTCAAAATATTTTTGTCCTAAATGCCCAAATTTTTGTATGTAAATGCCCATATTTCTCCTTTCTAATATAATATTTACATTTTAATTTTGCACAAATGCCTGTGCGAGTCATCATGTATAATAAGGAAGAAACTCTACCCGATTATATTCTGGATCAGCTCATAATACTTTGTTCTACCGACATATTCATTCGGCTCTGAGCTTTGTAACTTCTTTTTCAATGTACCAATATCTTCTTTATTATTAATGCTTTCCTGCATTACTTCTACATATCGAATACATTTCTTAATCTGTGTATGTAGCTCTCTCATTGTCTTGAGATATCCAACAATTACAGCTCTCTTCGCAGCATTGATTTTCTTTCCTTCAATTGCATGAAGAATATCGCTGATTGCAGAATCCGTGTAAGATAATGACTGTTCCATCTCAAATTTCTTCTGGCTTAACTCTTCGTAGTCATATGCCAAAAGACCTACTATAGCACGTTCTTCTGCTTCAATATCGTTTAGGATAGATTTATCCCATTCAAAGTCTTTAAAACAATTTCCGTTGCTTCTACGCTTACTTTCTCTACGAGACATAACATTTCCAGTGTTACTGCCATCAAATTCTTGGATATAAAAGCCTGATTTTATCCACTTCATATCACGATTCTTAGATCCAAGAATACGCTTTGCTTGCTTTGATGTGAACTGAGTTGCCAGATCAAGACAATCTGCTTGATAGTATTTATTGGCTTGGTATGGATTTCGTGCTACATACTTACTTCCATCCGTAATTATGTATTTCATACATCACTCCTATATTTAGTTGTGTTTTTTGGAAAAAATTTCATGTTGACGAACATGTTTAGAATTGTTATAATGATTTTAAGGATATTATTATCCTTTCAGATTAAACAATTCTAAATATCAAATTCGATTTTCTATCGTGCTGCCAACACGGTAGATTCAAAAAAATCTTTTTTTGTTATTTATTATTTGTTTAGTTAGAATTTTCAATTTGTGTGAAAGTAGAAGTTTTACCAAAGACTTCTGCTTTCTTTTTTATTGTCTGTATTTTTATTCCAACATTGTATCTCTCTTTGTATGTAAATTGCAGGCATTTGATTATGTCAAATATGTCGTCCTGCCTAATATGAGAGAACAAATTCTCATCTTGAATAAATTCGATCCAATGATATGAAAGATCTTTATCTTTGCCATAGATCTTCATCTTTCTATCATCTGCTCGAATCTTATATTCACTCAGAAACCACGATGACATTTCTGATGAGTGTAAATCAAGTACATCAATATGCATTTGATTTGATTGATTCGCTGCTAACATTTCTAATATTTGATTGTCCATACATATACCTTCCTTTATTCTGCCATGATTTGATGTATACGATAATTCTTATAGTCCTCATCTTTATATAGGTAACCAATACTTTTACCGATTACCGTTTGACGATCACTAAATTGTTTCTTTTTTAATCTATATGATATATAATAATTATAATAAAATTCAATCGCAATTTCACTAAATTGACGTGCGATTATAGATCGTGCGATTCCTTCTTTTGATTTAATATAATATAAATCTGCAATTGCCTTGATATCCATTTTAGATTTTAAATATTGTATAAAACCAGAATTAATAACATCAATGGTTGTCAATTTATCATAAGATAAAGTGTTACCAGTTAATTCTAATTGAGACTGCACATTATTATAGATCCTCTTTTGCTCTGCTTGATATTCTTCTATATTATTACATTTTTTTCGTGGTATTAATACAAAATCATCATATATATTCGTATCTCCCATTTTCAATTTATATTCATTCAATGTCTCGATAAAATCTTTGGAGACTGGTTTCCCAAAAATCGTTAAATCATTTTGATTAATATCTGAGAATTTTAGATTTCTTAACTCCTTTCCATTTATCCCATTATATAAACTCACAATGTGAAATCTAGTATTCAATTTGGTATCGGCTGATGCATTGCACGACATCAGATTCGAAATAAACGCATTTATTTTATCTGGTGTAACATAATTAACATTAACTCTATTTGAAAAATATATATCAACTGCTAATTGCAAGTTTATAAATTTATCATTAACAAATGGATTATATTTAATGTAATTTTGTTCATATGCATAAGTATATAGTTTAACGAGCTGGTCATATCTTTTTTTAATAGAATTCATACTTTTGGTTTTTTTACCTCTAGTATCTGATAATATAGCCTCTTGGATTGTACCTGGTGCATACGTTAACCCAGATTCATTGTCATCCGCAATATCAGAATCTAATAACCAATTCCATGTTGGGCGACGTGATTCTGATACGTGAGAATCTATATAATTTTGTATCAATTCTTTATTATTCATAATATTCTCCATTTCTAGGATGCCATTGCATTCATGTACGATAACATGCCGTTTTGTATTAAAATGCCATGTCCTATTTTTAACATTAAAGATAGATCAGATATTCTTCCCCAATACTCTAAAAGATTATTCTTTGGAATTGTTCTTCCTTGCTCTAAATACACCTGTGATACCATTTTTAATCCATTACTGGTATTTGGATAAATGGTCACATGTGTCGGTATCCAGTTCCTTAATTTTTTTGTAATTGGATACACGTTAATCTCGGTGCTCGTATTATTACAAATATTATTAGAATATACGATGACTGGTCTTTTCCCATGCAAGATGTGACTACCTTCAATTTTCGGCAAATCTGCAAAATATATTCCCCAAACTTGAGGATTTTGATATTTGCCATATACATATTCTTTTCTTTTTCTGTTATCGTTTCCTTTTCTTTCTTTGTTAGTATATCCGTTCATTTTTACGTCCCTCAACTTTCCCCAGTTGCATTTTTTGTTTTCATGAATTAAATATACCATACTTTTTGCACCCTGTCAATAGGTGCAAGAAAGAAAGTTAATTTTTGTTGTGAACAAAGAATCTCTACATTTCTTATTATAATGCTACCATAGAACAAAATCAAGATATTTTTCGAACAGATGTTCTCTTTTTGTTCGAACACTTTACTTTGTGCTTGCTTGGAAGTGGGAAATACTGTCTAACTTGATGAGGCTTATCCAGTTTCCATTTCTTTTCTTCAAAATCATAGTCACAAAAATCAAGCACTTCGCCCACACATCCATCATTATATTGGTAATCCACGATAACAGGATATGTTTTATATCTCATATAACGTGATGCATTATCTGGTTTTAGTGGTGGAATCTCTGCTGAAATCCACATAAGATTCTGGTTTGCTTTCTTTTCTTCCTTATTTTGTCTAATCGTATTTATCTTCATACAAAATTCTCCTATAAAATCCTAATAACTTGTTCGTAAATTGCAATCGCATTATCTCCTGGAAAGTTCTGGTTCACATGCATATGTCCAAAGAACCACTTTTTATATTCAACAGATTCTTTAATCTCTTGCAAATAATCCGTCAATATATCTGTTTTGTACACTCCTGATCCTTGATCCATTTGACGTAATGCAGATGTGTATGGACTATGTGTAATTATATAATCCACTTGCGATCCATTCTGCTTCAGATTCATCATACCTTCTGTCATTTCTTCTTCTGAAGGCAACTCCTCTTTCCACCAGCTCACATGATTAATCCTAAACATTTTGTCATAATCTCTGTACCACTCACTAATTCTTGGATCGTCTGGCTCTAAAATCCCATCCTGAACGTCATGAGAACTAGCTCCACCAAATGTGAAGAATCTCTTTCCATGGATATCAAATACCTGCCCTCGCATGAGATGAAAAATAGAATCACGAATCTTATGAATCTTTCCTCCATTCCATTCTTCTACAGGATATTCGTACAGCCGATCATAATTTTCATGGTTCCCACATACAAACAAAGTAGTAAATGGTTTGTTGTCCAACCATTCCAGATTATGTCGTTCTTCTTTTGTGTCATGCCATAATCCAAAATCTCCACAAATGATTACATAATCATCCTTAGTCAGCCCTACGCCTTCAGGAAAAGAATGACTGTTTAATCGAGTCATCCAATCCCCATGCGTATCTCCTGTTACAAATATCATAAAATAACTCCTTCCAACAACTCTTTTAATGCCTGCATATTATCCTCATGCACTCCATCGTCTTTATCTGAATCATCTTTCCCTGTCTCATAAGCACACTTGATAATCTCCATAACTCTATCATAACTCACATTAATAACATTTTCCTTTAATCCGTTAAATGCTCCGCTGATAATATCCTTATATGTCTGAGCAATATCATCAAACAATACATGAGTTTCCTCTTCTGTAATTGTAGCATATAAAAACGTCATTGCAGGACTGCTATGATTCAGTAATCTCATAAGCGTATACAATACGTTCTGGTCGTCCTTATGATCAACAAGTGTCCAATATACAAAGTTTTTTCTCAATGTATGTGTGCCAATGTTATCCTCAATTCCGACTGCTTTAGCACCTTTTTTAACAAAGTCCAAGGCATTTGCTTCAGTCATGTGTCCTGAGCCAGATTTACATGTTCCGAAAACATAATCATCCATTGGCACTTCGCCATCAATCTTGACATCATATTTAGTTCCTGCAACGGCTTCAAAGAAAATGTCCACTGCTTCAGTTACCAAATCATTAAAGTATACAGTTCTGAATTTCTTTGTTTTCTTTTCCTGTTTACGAGTCTTATCGTCTAATAAATCACCCCATTTAAGTCTAACAATATCAGAAATACGATACGCTGTATTATTTCCAACTGCAACCAAAAGATTATTTCTAGCAGCTACATATCGTTTGTACTCTGTATATGATTTATCAATCTGATCTCTAAAATATGCATTAAAGGCTGCAAATTTTTCTCTGTTCTTAATCGGATACACTAAAGATGATACGCCTTTTTGTTTGTTAGATCGAGTCCATTTAGGACTTCCGTCCTTGCGTCTTTTAATCTTTGTTTCAGATTCTTCTGCGTTATTATTGTTTACTGTTTCAATAACTTCAAACTGTGTTGCTGCCATGATAATCTCTCCTCTCTAATTATTGCACTGTTCACGTACTTCTGGTCTAATTTCTACTTCGATTAATTCCATAATTCTCACTCCCATTCTCTAAATTTAGGTAAAATAAAAAGAAGCCCATAAGCTTCTCAAAATTGCCATTATTCAATTTGCAATTATCATCATTCGTCATACAGGTTTATCCTGTCATCTGCTTCTCAAACAACTGTCTTTCCAACGCACCAAAATCATAATCACGATCACATTCCAAGTGTGCAAGGTTCGTTACCTTTGGCTTTTGTTTAGCGTTCTTCTTAGCCTGATTTCGTTCCCAGTTTCGTACTGCTGCCTTCCAGTCTTGCATCTTGCTATTGCCCATCATCCAATCTTTGGCTGTGTAATAATCCACAAACTCTTCTGGATCAATCCCATTGTTTCTTTGTTGACAATATCTGGAGACTTGCTCGCAATCAGGCGGTCTGAACCGCTTTATATTATTATTATTATATTTATTATTATTCTTTACTTTCTTTTTATGTGTCGCTTCTGCGTCGTTTTGGTGTCGTTTCTGTGTAGTTTTTTCATCTACAAAACCTTGATAAACACTGTAATTTACTATGGTTATGACTGTCTTTTTAGTGTCGCTTTTTACATGTATGATACTGTCGTTTTCCAGTGTCTTTAAAAATTTGACAACCTTTGAATTACTCCATCCCCATCGATCACACAATCTTCTGATCGAAGTAACTACCGATCCTCGCTCAACTGTTTCTAAATTTCCATCAATGTATTTCGATTGATCATTATATCCTGCGAGAATCAATAAGTCAATCATTGCTTGCCCTCTGGCAAATGGTTTATCTTCCCATAACCAGTGATCTGTAATTTTCCGATGGAGTTTAATCCATCCTGTATTACTCATGGCACCACTCCCATCTATATGCGGAGATAAAATTCTCCTTTCACTGTTTTAAATGCTTACCTGTTAATTCATCAATTGCATAATGTGTCATAAATTCATCATAACTCATTATACGTTTACCACAGTCACAGCATGTCATACATTTATTATATGTACAGTATTCAATAATTTCTTCATCTTGAAAATGTCCATCAAAACTATATATATCGGTTCCAGTAGCTTTAAACCTAACAGCCATTCCACGATCACTTCCGCAGTGCGGACATTTTGTTATTGGTTTTCTCATTTAGCACCTTCTTCTAATTCTATCTCTTTAATTTCATTCTGTTTAATCCAACGATCAGAAATTTCCGCTAACATATTAATATACGAGATAGGGAAATTTCCATTATAAATTTCTTTTCGTTCCTTATAAAATTTCAACAACTTATCATCGCTCCAGCTTTTGAACTGATTACTCACGATATTTTCTTTCTTCATATTTTCATGTTCTCGAATCCATCGCTTGCCGATTTCTTCCAAGACTATATATTGTTCTAAAAAAGTTCTATCGTCTCTTATTCCATGTGATCTTACCTGAATGTCTAACTTTCCCTGCTCCAACAGTTCATCATCTGTATATTCAAACGTACATTTGTGATCATTCAAATCCACCATTCGTACCACCACCTATCAAATTTTCGTTTTATTCTTCATCAAGTTCCATATGATTTACATCAACAGGATTCTCTAATTTTAAAATATCTTCTTTCTGTTCTACAAGAGCTTGTTGAGCTATTGCATTAATTTTATTCTGTGCAAAAGCCTCGATTTCTCCTTTAGCTTCTGTAATTGTTTTGTCTATCTGATTTTGGAATTGATCAAAGATAAATTTTGAACTAGATTCCATACCTTGAGTCACGTTGGCAAGTCTTCTCAGAATCATTTCTCGATCGCCTTTTCCAATAGATTTCTTCGTAGTAAAAAGCTCCTTGACTTCATCATAAAATTCTTTTGCATCGCTCATACGCTCGTTCATAGACTCTTTAAATTCATTTGTTATCTGCTGTCTTTTATTGATAAAATCCGCTTCGTTAATACGTCCTTTACCACGTAAATATTTAATAGTACATGGAGTACCTGTTCCAACATTCATAGAAGTAATTAATTCCGCAAATTGTGATTGCGACATTTCTACTTCCAGAATCTCATTTTCTCCAACATACCAATCATCATTTAACCCTCTAGTGACCTTTCCTTCTCTCAACACCATATGAATTGTATCATTATGCTGAATACTACTACCAAATAAATTACTGTGTCCACCATGAGTACGGCTAAATGATAACATTCCAAATGATGGGTGTTTATATGATGTTCCAAGAGCATCTTCTGATATTATATAATCTCCTTCTTTTCTAATATTTTCTTCCATTTATTTCCTCTTCCTTTCTATCAAAGTTTCATTTTATCTATACGGTCGTCACATTCCCATACCGCTTCATAGCAGACATCTAACATATCTCTTACGATTTGTTTCTTTTGACTTAACTTTTCCTCTTCTTTTTCAATATCCTCTTTATCACGCAATAAATACATATATTTTTGATACGGCATGTTTGTATCTGCTAGTTTTTCTTCTATGGCGATCCTTTCATCAATTACTTTTCTTAGTTTATTACCTAATTCCTTATTCTTATCTTTAAGCGCCTTGATAATTGCATATCCATACATTCTTTGATATTTAGACTCAAATTTTCCATCTTTGAATTCATAACGATCCTCAACCTTGCAGGCATCTAAAATCTTATCTCCGTTTTCTCTGCACTCATTTAACAATTCTAATAAACTCTGTTCATTATCAAATGTCGCATAGCCAATACCATCTTCTTTTGTTTCGTAAACACACATATATGGGTTTTCTGGTGTATATGCTTTAGATTTTTCCATTTTAATCACTCCTTTTTAATTACTTTATTCCTTACAAGCTACAATGCAAATTAGCTCTTTAAAGAACGGTTGATCTTTAATCTGATTTAATAAATAATATACATCACAATTGATCATATCTTTTTCGGATTTATCTATACTATATATTATTAAATATTCCAGTTTGTCACTCCAATTTTCAACAATTCCTAAATATTTTTCCATTTCCTCTTTAATACTCTGCGAATCATCTAAAATAAAATTATCACATCTTGAAAACAGACTGCGAGAAATGTTTTCATCTTCAAATATGATTACAAAGCATTTTTCTGATCGAGAACTATCAATAAAATCACTGAGAAATTTAGATTTCCATTGCCATTCAATGTTAATATTTCCATTTTACATCATTCCTTTTCAAAATATCTTTTCGCTATTTCTTCAAAAAATTGTTGTTCCACTGCGATTACAAGCCCTGAGAATTGCAAAGTGTCTTCTGAATAAAGTTCATTTTTCCACTTTCTCGCATATTCTCTAAAGCTTTCACAGGTTTTTCCAACTTCTTTAGCCCTAACATATTTTTCCCAAATAGATTTTAAGTCGCTATCACTCATATTTTTAAAAATCTTAATCATTTCCATTTCCATCACCTCAATTTCTAAATTCTAATACCATGCTCTGCCTCATATCTACACCAGCAATCAATATATCTATCTTCATCATTAACATCTAAATACTGTTCGTATCTATCCATGAGTGGATACATTTCATCGTAACAAACACCTTCGTTAATAAAGCTCCAAATATCCATATAAATCGTATTATATAATTCTTCTGGAATATAATCATACACATCGGCACAGATGATTTCCACCTTATCACTCAATGGCAACTGACTTGCTACCAAATCAATAACTTCCTGATTTTTTTCCACTACAGTTATCTTATCTACCATTGGATCATCTTGAATCGCAAGTAGAATCAAACCAATTCCAAGTCCACCAATAAGAACTTTCCCATGGGCATTTGTTACAAAATCTTCATTGGTTCTTTTTTCCATTGGTGTATTAGACATTAAGACGCTGCCACAATGTTCTAAACTTACATAATCTCCTGGTGCAATTCCATGACACATGGCGTATCCATCCTGGTTGCTTATTGTAAAATGAGACAATTTAAAATCTCCAATCTGTCTATCTTTTAAAATTTTGCTCATATCTTCATACATATATCTATCTTCCATTTACTCTCACTCCTTCTGATCAAATATTTGTTTCATTACTGCATCAGTTTTAGCCATTGATTCATCAATATCTGTGTCGCACATAAGTTGGAACAAATCTTCATAACATTTTGAGCACAAATAAACTGTATGCGTTACAACATTAAACCCTAACTCATGTTCAAATAAAATTCTTTTCATACATCTATCGTCCCCAAAATGCTTTCCACATTCAACACACGAACAAAATTTATCACTTTCTCTAAGTTCTGCTACATTGTCAATTTTCATAATTATATCACACCTTTCTATTCTTCTGAAATAATTTCCACCGCTGCTTCGTAAAATCTATTATATAAAGTTGCATTTGTTTTAATAAGCTGAGATTTAGACAATCCATGAGCATACTCATCCCAGTTAACACCATTTTCTGTCATCTTAGCGTAGATTTTCCGATAAACAGAAGTTCCACCTTTAGATTTATTTCCAATATGATTAGCATAATTGGTAATCTTGATCTTCATTTCTTCCCAATCAGGCTGTGCATTTTCTTTGCGGAACTGTCGCAGAAGTTTTTCCAATGAATTGACTAGCAGATCAGGGTACTTGTCATAACAAAGATCAATCGTTGGTACATTACCTCTTTCGCTAATATTATACTTCTCTTTATATTCTTTCCGATCCTGTTCCCACACAATTCCATATGTGTTAGTGAGATACCTATATGTTTCTTTAAGAATATCTCTCGTAGTAGTTCCTAATTCATCAGATTCTTTTAGAATATCATTAATGATAGAATACACGTTGGATTTCCATTCATTAAGTTTGTATTCTGCAATAGCATTTTCCGTATCCACTACTGGAATACCTTTCGTAGGTTTGCCAATCTGCTTATACAATTCTTTCCGTTCGTCTTTCATTTCTTTAACAATGTCTGCCAACTGATTAAATCCTTTAATAGTAACCTTGTACAGACGCTCATTGTTTCTTTCCATCTGCTTCATAAGTTCTGTCTGTTCTGTAAGAAACTGCTCTACTGTTGTTACAGGAGTTCCTGTTCTTAATTTTCCATGACGATAAGATTTAATAATATTCCATGCCCAATCCATAAAGGCGTCTGCTTTTGGTTGACGACTTAATCTACATATCTCAAATACTCCAAGCTCATTATATACAACTGTTTCCCTATTCCTTCCATCAACCGTCCTCGTTTTGAGGACACTTGATTTTCCAACAAACCGATTCTTGTTCTTGTCGTGAATATTTTGGATTGCTTTTCTTGGATCTGCATATTCCAGTGCTTCTCCAATTTGATTTCTCGTCATCCAAATATCATCCTCAGAACTATAAAAATCACACGATAAATCGTTAAAATTTTCAGTTTTTACTAACTGTAGGTTCATTCTTCGTCTTCCTTTCTAAACTGTCTTATTTTTCTCTACACTCATTATTTTTGTATAACTGTATTCCGTAAACCAATAGAAATAAAATCAACATTTAATTCCAACTATTAGTGTGCCAATCCTAATAGAAACCTATTCTATTCCTATTAGCTCTCTATGTAATCAACACCCTTTCCATTAACAATTATATGCTTAGTGAATCATTAGTTTGTGTATAATAAATTTGACAAAGAACCGACCTGCCAAATCGGTTCCTGTCAAATATTTCCGTAAAATAAAAAGAACCTTCCGTTCGGTTCTTTGCCAAAATTATTATATGGAATTATAAAATAAATGCCGTTCCTATTTTCATAATAAACCAAGTCCATAAAATAATAGTAGTTGGTTTATCAATAACATTTATTATATCCTCTAATAAGTTTGTATACTTCTTATAAGCTATTGTAGGATATTTTCCATTAATTAATATCAAAAATTCATTTGCAATCATAACTATGACTTTGAATGTAATCATTACTCCTACAAATACATCTGAATACCGAATAATCTGTTCTAATTCCATACTTCATCATCCTCACTTTCTTCATTATCATATAAGTTTTCCACTGGTGCTGTCTGCTGGAACATATCGGTTGGAGATAGATTTCTTGCTTCACACATTGCACAAAAGACTTTTAATACCTTATCCCATTCATGCTCCTGAATCCACTGTAGAAATGGTTTCTTCCCACGTTTCTTAACATCAATCTGATATTTGTATTGCAAGTTCTTATAAAGCTCGTTCCACATAACAGAGAATTGTGTTCCTGTAACCGCAGCCAACTTTCTAATCCCAGCGTTCATCTTGTTTCGATCATCCCACGTTAAAATTTCCGCTGCTAATAGCTTATTATCATTCTGCAATTTCTGATTCTCTTCTTTGAGTTCTTTGTTTTGTGTTCGTAAATCAGTTACCATAGCAAGCTTGACATCCTCAGAAAATGATGGGAAGTAGTGTTCAATGAACTGTGACTCTTTCCCAAAGTCAACTGCACCGCCTGTCTTACGGATGTTTCTAAGGTATTCTTTGATCTGCTTCTTCATCTGCTTGGCAATCGGTTTGCGTGACTGCATACACACTTCATAAAGCCCATCTTCTGTGAGAAACCAAAACGGATCACGACTCTTTCCATTTGAATCAGTAGGTATAGTTTCTTGACTTAAATTTTTGGTAGGAACATTATTCACACCTAAAATTTTGGTCTTATATTTTTCATCAGAATCAATGGTTTTTAACATTTTACTGACATTGTATTTTCCATCAGTTTGGTTGTAATCAATCCATTCCGCTACATCTCTCGCAAGGAATAACGGATCTTCAATACTTCTATACAGATCAATTCGTCTTCCTAAAATTTCCGTTGTGTCAACAAGCTGCACACCTGCCTCTACCTGTTCTTGCTCTCTCTGTTCTTCTATCGTGATATAATCATTAATGAAAACATAATATCTTACGCTCTCAGCAAGATTTGAAGTTTCCATCAGCAAAGACAATCTGATCAAGCATTTAAGAGTAAACACCTTAGCACCCTTGTAACCGAATGAGATATTCAATCCGTTCGGATACGTTACCATGATTCTTCCCTTCTGTTTTTCCGCTGTTGCGTTCTGACCATCAATGATCTCCTGCACTGTCTTAACTTCCATTCCATCTGCTAAAAACTCTTTACGATACTTCGTGCACAACCTCTTGACTTCATCAACATCCCCGTCAAAGAATCGTGCTACCTGTTCTGTAGTAATATAATCTCGTCCAGGAAGCCACGGGATCGGCTTGATTGTAACCTGTTTCAAAAGTTCTGTGTTCTGTACCAGTTCATCTCTCTTTGCTTTATCCAAAATTGGATCGCAAGGGATTTCCATTTCGTTTAGATTCATAATTAATTCCACCTTTCTTATGTAAAAATTTGTATAAAAAAAGACACTCTGGAATTTTCCATAAGTATCCTAGTTACCTATATTAATTTGTATTCACTATAATTCTAGTTCATCAATTTCTGGCGTATCAGAATGTTCCATTTCCCTTAACTCTTCGATACTTGTTCCAAGCAAAGTAAGAGCTGACTTAAATCGGTTCGGATCAATATATCCTGTAGGTCTATGCCAAAAATTTTTAGCAAAATCTGGATCTTCTTTTTCCAATTCATATGCTATGTGATCGGCTTTATCGTACAATAGCCTTGCTCGTGTTGGCAGTTTCATCGGTTCATATCCTCTACTCTGCTGTCTGTAATCTTCTATTATGTTATCCCAACTAAGATCATCAGGGATCTTTTCTATTATATACACTTCCTGTAAAGCTTCCTCTGGTACATCAGGATAATGAATTAGAGCATACCTCTCTTTTCCATTCTTAACATATTTATATACTTCATGTTCAAGATCTGGAAGTGCTACATATTTTAATCCGTTTTTCTTTAGTCCATCTACCCAGTTTGTTTCTGTAAATGTCTGAACCCATACATCTTTCCCATAATGCTTGAATTTATTCATATTCATAACTCCTTCCATATATAATCTGCTTTATCAAATAATATTTTCCATTCTATCTTCCATTCCAAAGATCGGAAAAGAACTTATAAATCCCATACAGAATAGCAACAAATGCTATAACCATTAAAATTCCATAACCACCACCTAAAATAGCTCCTAACATATATTCCAAAGTGTCCTCTGGAACGATAAATATAATTATTAATAATAAAACCAATGGCATAATTTACTCTCCTTTGCTCTGTTTTTTAAGTTTTTTGTTTGTCTTGTATCTCAACTAATATGTATATATCATCATCTTCTCTGACTGTAGTAAACAGTCCATAAAAATTACACTTCGCTTTCCTCTACCTCACTTGCAAATAACTCGTACTCATAGTCGTAACCACCGCCATCACAAGGAATATCAATATCTCCTGTATTAATCTTTTCCGCTACAATATTTCTTGCTTCATCCTCTGTTTCTGCTTTAATTTCAACTGATCTCTTATATGTTTCTACAACATCTATTATATATTTTTTCATGTAAATTTCCATCCTTCCTATTGTTTTTCTAGTGCTTCAATAAAAGTCTTATACATAAGAATATCTTGCTTAAGACAGTTCTCAAAGACCACTTTGCCTTTTTGATTAAGAAATAAATCAGAAAAAAGATTTTGTAATCGTATTTCATAATTTTTCTTTCGTCTATTTAATTTTTCCAACAATTCTTCTCGTGTTCCACATTGTCGGATATCGGGACCTAATCTACTATTTAATTCCATATCATTTCCATACCAATAGAAATTTCTTTTTTGGCTGCATACCAATTTACATACTGCACCAAGACCATCTGGTTTAGTCGTTGTTCCATAATTTGATTCTACTAAAACTCTCATAATTATTTCCATCCTTCCTACTATAAAATTGACATTCTATTAATTAATAGATCCATCTGCATTGACCAATCTATTTTCCATATCTGCGTTGTTATCTGCAATATTCTGCAATACATAAAACAGAGAATCATCCGCTTTAGACAATTTTCCAATTGCCTTAGATAAATTTCCAATGCTTTCAGTTAACATTTTCATATCTTCTTTACAATCATCTACGAACGTGTCATAGTCCATTCCCAAAGACATATTGAATAAGATGTTTGCAATTCTTTTTACTTCGTTATTTTCCATAACTAATCACTCTCCTATTCCCTAATCTCGTTTGCAATGTCATTTCTTGTGCCTCTAATAGAGCATCCTTCTGTATCATGTCGCATCAGGATCTCGTAAATCTGTTCTTCTTCTTTATCTGTTAGAGAAAATCCTCCACAGTATCCATAATCATTCTCTCCGTGGCACATAACGATTCCGATAATTTCCTGTTTTGTTTCTGTATTCATAATCTCTCACTCCTGTTCTGTGATAAAACTTTTCTTTTACATAAATCCATGTGCTAACCGATAGGCTATATCTTCATCTACTGGTAACGGATTATATATATCTTTTGCATTTGGATTAGGTCTATATACATGAAGAATATTCCCATCGTTTAAAATGTATCCTGTAACAAGTCTACCATTAGATAATAACGTAATTGATTTTGCTCCTTTTGGTATTTCATCTAAGCTCCAAAATGAATTACTATCATCAATGTCAATATTGACTGAATATCTTTTCCATGTACCACACTCTTTGTTTAAGGCTTCTTTTTCTTCTTCTAAACTAATTTCTACACCACAATATTCACACCATTTTTTAAATGCTTCATCTGTAGGAAATTCCGCAAAATACCACATCCAATCTCGATGTACAATAACTTTTGATCTATGAAAAGGTCTCCAATCTGTTTTATCTCTATCTTTCCATATTGTATCTGCGTTATCTACTACCGTTACATACATTTCCTTCTTACTATACATAATTTCCACCTCTATTCTTTCTTCCAAATCTGCATTTTATTATCCGACCAGTTCTAAGTATCCAGCTTTCACAAGATCTTCTTTTTGTGATAGTGGTTGCGGTACATACTGCATACCCTTTTCTCGATCATAGTCGTAATACCACACTCCGTACTCTTCAATCGGTTCCAGTATATGAATTGCAAGGCTAACTTCCATCACGTTAACTGCATCAACGCAAGCGTTCTTCATATCTTCTAAGCTACATAATGTGTCATATTGTGGTTTTAATTTTTCCACAAAGTCCTCAAAATCTAATCTTTCGTACTCTTCTTTACTAACTTTCATTCGTTCTTACCTCGTTTCTTTCCATCAAAAAAGGAAGATACATTTCTGCATCTTCCTAGATTACTTTGTTTTTATTTAATTTTCCGTTAGTCTATAAACAATAATTAATCAAATATTCTTTTCCATTATATTCTACAAAACTATATCCACTCATCGGTTTTTTAGTTTCAAGCATCTTCTTATATGCTTCAATTCCTTCCTTGTCTTCTTGCCAATCTTCCATAAACTGACCAAAATGTTCTGTAAAATCTTTCAATTCATATACTACTGTGCTATTTTTTAACAATCGTTCCGCTTCTTTTCGTGTACAACGATCTTCCATTAAAATTTCCACATTCTTTTCAAATTCTTTTCTTTCATAATCAAACATAATTTACCACCTACATTCCCTTCTTGATCATATTTTCCGCTACTATTCTAACCAACCATGAATATTTCCAGTGCATATTAAGGTAGTCATTATAAGCATTTCTGATAATCTCATCTGCCCTATCTTTATCATAATTTTCTTGAGTCCATTCAACGTCCCACTTTTCTGCATCGGTTGATAATAGCCAATCTTCAAAATCCATTGCATGATCACGATTATCTTTAATATCTGCGACAGCTTTTTCCATATCATCATCCATGATTTTTACTATAAGATTTCCGTTGTCGTCAACAATATTCCACCATTCTTCTTCAAATTTTCCGTAATAATCACGTTGTACTAGTATCTTGATCTTGTCGTATTTTTTCCAATCGTACTTAGTGCTTGTCACACATAAACTTCCGTCAGAACTCTTCCCGTAGTACCAATCACAGTTATATTGATTTAATTTGATTGTATAACCATGATAAGTGATTTTTGTAAATCCATCAGGCATTTCAGGAATCTTATGGATCTCAAAGCACTCAGGATATTTAATATATTCAAATAAAAGTGTTTCGATTGTGTTTCCATATTCCATAACATCAAAGTGATCAATTCCACTCATAATATCATCATTAAGGTTTTCATAATCATTCTCGCTATACCCATACTTCATCATAAGATTACTTAGATAATCAAAGTTCTTGAACTCTTCATTCTCATAAAGCACCGTTTTCTTTCCAGTAGATTGTTCTGTCATAATAAGTTCTTTGTACTTCATAATTTCCACCATCCTTTTTAGGAACTGACTGCCTTGCGGTCAGATTTTAAGTTAACTGTTCTCTTATATTATACACGATAATTTCCATCGTGTGAAGTGGCGGAGTGGAAATTGAACCCACCGATAAAAGCACTCTTTTATCTACCATATGCCACCGTTTTTCCGTTCCAATACGTCACTACTAGCAATCAGTAGTACAGTTTTTCCGTTCATTTAAAGTAACTATTAGCTTCAATAGTCGGGTATTTCCGTTAAGGTGTAGTCTGCTTCATTACAGACAGTAAAAGCCTTTAATTGGCTATGTAATAAGCTATGCACGGCACATAGAGAAATTGAATAGATTAGCTGGATCTTCTTTTAAAATTTCCGTCATGCCGTCAATTGCTTCTTGCTGTGTTCTGTATTTCCGAAAAATTCCGAACGTGTTCTTATACAACAAGAAATATCTGTATCCAAACAAATCATCGTTAATTCCAGCGTTCGGAGGATTTTTTGTAAAGTATAACGTGTTATACTTTCGTTCTACGTGACACGCTAATGATTCCATAGTTGTTCTGCGACTCATTCTTTCCACCTACTTTCTAATCTTCTTTATATTTAAAATAAACGTCTACATTGTTCTTATCATCGTGGCTCCAACTAGATCCAACGTATTTTCCACTCATACCACAATCTTCTAAATCGTACTCACAACATAAGTCATTGTATTCATCGGGCGTATTACAAAAAATTTCTGTTCTACCATCTGTATAAGTGTTTCTTACGATCATAATTTCCACCTACTTTCTTGTATTTAACATTTTCTTTCTAAAATCTTTTATTTGTTCCATCGTTAACCATTTAGGTTTTTGTTCGTCTGTAAATGAATTCCATATTTTTTCCATCTCATCGCAATGTTTTTCAATGCTTTCTTTATATAAGTATTTCTTACAACCGTTTCCATTTCTTAAGAAGTATTCGCAATCTGCTTTTAATCTACTTAGAAACTGATAATCACGTTCTCTAAGATTCCTTGAAAATGGTTTATCGCATTTGATTTCTTGCATTACTGACTGATTTGGTTCACCACAAATATCTCCAAGTTCATCCATGTAAGCACCAGTGTATAAGTCAAGTCCATTTTTTCCATCGTTTATGTCAAAATATAGCTTTTCGTTTTCATCTTTATAGCATGGATATTCCATAAATCCACCACCAAAACCGACGAATTTTACTGTTAATGTATTTGTATTTTCCATGTTTCCAGCTCCCTTCTATAATCTTTCCATCAATTCTACTGCTAAGATATACGCTACATACTTCCACACGTTCACGTAGCCGTTCAGATCTTCCAACCTACATTGCATAGCCGTATGGATCATTCCATCGCAGAAGCCTTTGCTTTTAAGTTCTGCGATAAGATCTTTCTTTGCGATCGGTGGCAAGGCTGCGACTCTGATTTTTCCAATATCAAAAGTGTTTCGTTCTTCTTTTTCCACTGTCTGAATCACTACCATGTTTGTTCTTGTCATCTTTAAAATTTCCATAATTATTCTCCTATTCTTCCTCATCTTCTATACATTCGCCACAATCTATTGCTTCATCTTTACAAGCATACAATATACCGCCAAATCCACAGCTACACTCCCAATCTTCAAACAATTCTTGGATAGAATCTCCATCGTTCATAAAATATCTGTCCATAGATTCCATTAAATCTTTTAATGAAAAACCGTGATCAATCATCCATTGTAACTGATACTGTTCATAAGTTTGTTTCTTTGAAATTTCCATTCTATCTTATCTCCTTTTCTTTCTTATAAATCATTCTGCGATATTTGTAATCACAATATAATTTCCATTTCCCTTAAGATATAACAATTCATGCACCTCCCCATCGTATCCGCCATTATTTTGTTTATAGCCATCTAGCGTATTGTATTTTTCATAGTTAATAATGTAATCACACATATCATATAAACCAGTTTCCATTGCTTCTTTATTTCTATATTCAATTTCATTCTTATCTTTATACTTATGACTATTTACATTGTCGTAGCTACATTTTACCAATGGCACATTAAGATATTTTGCAAGATCATTTTCAATTTCTTTTAGTTCTGCTTCATCTTTTTTCAATTCATATCTATTTCCAATCATATCTATTGTTCCTCCTGGTTATCTTTCTTTGTAATTGTTATGTCGTATCCCATTTCTTTCCAATACCACAGTGTTTCACTTTTAATATGGTCTAATGTACATAATCTCACATGACTTTTTTCAAGATCAGCCATATAAAGTTCCGTATTTGTTTCCATAACTAAAATCATTGGGAAATTACCCGTATACTCTACCTTGTGATGATATGGACTTGCTATTGTATACATATCGTTTATTTTTTCCAATTCTTTTTTATTTTTAATGGTAACATATGTATATTTGTAGTCTGTACTTGCTTCTTGATATACTGGACATTCGCCTGATTTTATTGGTAAAGAGTTAATCAATTCATTCCAGCGTTCTTGTAAATTTATTCTTCTATCATCTTCTTTAATCCAGTTTTCATGCTGTATACAATCCCATTTATCTGTGTAATAAATTTCATCATCTGAAATATAATATGTTTTCGCTTCTTTAATTTCTGTTCTCATAGTCCCACACTTCCTTCTTATGCCGTTTCTTCTTTTTCATACTCTTCACGATCCTTATAGTACATATCTAACAGTTCTCTATACTTCTTTTCGCTGTCTGTCATGTACAGTTCGTTGACGCTTGACCATTCATTTAAGCCCTTTTCTAAGATCATCACGTACTTTCTTAGCTTAACTCTGCCTAACTTTAAATTGTTATTTCCAACACTAAAAAAGTAATTATCTTGTAAGCACCCCACAAAATATTCATCAAGGAAATCCGCTAAAGCATCGCAGATATTTTCCACTGTACCGCTAGAAATAATCGTTCTATAGTCTTTCATTCTATGCCACCCCCATTGATTCTAATGCAAACATAAAAGCTACAACTTCTCTATCACTAGAAAGAATATCGCCCCTATAATTATTAAACTCTTTAACAAAATCTAAATGACTTTCTATAAAAGAATCACCAGCTTCAAGTGCTTCTGTATAACCAGCTACTCGATCGTAATTATCATATAAGAAGCCGTATTCTTCATTGAATTTTTCCAAAAATGCCTTGATATTAATATTAATTATTTTATTTTCCATAATGCCATACCTTCTTTCTATGCTGTAATCAGTTCATAATCTTCCAGTAACGTCATCAAGTTTGCTTTTTCCATCTATGTAAGACTCGATCGCCCGTTTCATTTCTGATAGGTTTGGCAAGCTGATTTCCATTGTGATCTTTCTTCCATTGCATAAACTGTTTTACTGAGTTATGATAGTGTCCATCGTTATGGACTTCTATATATTTATTTTTGTTCCTTTTGTTTCTGTATATAGTAATCGTTGTCATGATTCCAACCTTCTTTCTATCTGATTTTTCCATTATCTGCCACAGCTTCTACATCATCACAATAGGCGTTGCAAGGATTCCATACACAATAGCTTGTTACGTGTTTTCCCTTGCGTACACGTTTGTTATAGGCAATATAGTAGTTTTTTCCATACATTCCATGTCTACCTCCAGCAGAAACACTTTTAATAATTTCCACGTAAATCGTATGTCGTGTGGCACGTTCACGGATCATTTTATCCGTTAATTTTCTAGTGTTGATATACTTTACCTTATAGGCGTTTAGATCGTAATTTCTGCGTATATAATCGTTTACAAGCTGGATATTTCTATTCTTTGCTACGATCTTTACAATGCTATCATCGAGTTTATTTCTAGTGCCGTGTGTGTTAAATTTGACAGTTACAACGGTAGTCCCTGGATAGGCATATGATTCCTTGCGTACCTTCCAACAGTAGCCGTCAACCGTGTCAATCGTTCCATCTACGTTGTAAATGCCGTTTATCGTTCTGTACGTGCTTCTTTTTGTCCTTGCGTGTATAGTATTTTCCATCATTAGAAAAGCCGTAAACATAAGTGCTACGGCTAATAAGATCTTGATTGTTTTATTCTGTTTTGTTCTCATAATCGTTCTACCTTCTTTCCTATTCTATTTCTGCATCATCATCAAACAATCCCATACAAGCAAGCACGTAGACAACTGTTATCATTAACAGTAATGCTTCTAAAATGAAGGCTTGCGGTATCTTGATAAATGTAATAATAGCCATTGCAATTCCTACGAGTGCAACGGCTATGTCTGTTAGTTGTGGTTTATGTAATTGTGCCTTATTTTCCATTGTTCTTTCCTCCTGGTTTCTTATTTGTCTAATGTGACAATAGTTGTTTTATTTTCGTCAACAAAACTTCCATAAGAAAATCCATCTCCCGTTATGTCGTGGTATTTTCTACCATTGGAAAGTATAGTAAGTTGATACGTTGCCCTTTGTAACCTGCGGGTTAACTCATTGACATTGTTTTGACTTGGTGGGAAACCCATTTTCTCACAAATTTCTTTAGCTAACCCCACTGTTTTATTTTTCTTTTCTGTTTTAACAAAAATATCCTTGCAACCAATCAAAAAGTAAAATCCATTCATTCTATTCATATCTTTCTACCTCCTATTCTTAATTAAAACCAATTAGCATTTAATGCTTCCCAGTCATCATGCTCCATCGGTACAGCATACAATTTTAACACTTTTCCAGCCTTCCAGTTTTCCAGTTCTGAAAGCATAAGTGTATATTTTTTGTCTGTAAATGCACTATAAACATCTATTGCCATTTCAAAGTTTCCAACGCAATAAGGGTCACTAATTTGTTGACAATCGTATTCTTGTAAATCACTCATAAAATTCCCTAAAGTGTCAAGTCTAACGTCGTATAAATCCTTATCAATATGGCAATTCATATTTCCATTTTTAAATCGTTTAATCATATCTTTCCTTCCTTCTGCCCTTTACGGGACTTTATTTCTATTTATAAGTTCAATAAAATAGACAAGTCGTGTTTTGACTTGTCTATAATATTCAGTCTATAAATACGCCACAAACTCTGAAAAATCAACCGTATCATATAAGTTCTTGATTTTCTCATGATACACATTGTCAAGTTCTTCTTGAGTATCTACCCACGGCATACCATTAAAAACCTTCTCGGCTTCTTGCAAGATATACTGTTTTGCTAATGGCTGTAAATCACAAACAACCGTTTCTGCTTCTTTATGTGGACAAAATGGTTCAATAAGATCCATTCTTATGTTATCTTGAATATAACTTTCCAAACTTGAACCGTTCTTTTTATCATCTGATTTATTAAAAAATTCTAACAGTTGTCCAACCGTTAGAATTTTAATCTCATTGTCATCATATTCATCAGCATATAAATATTGTTCCATAATTCAAACACTCCTTTTATTTAATATCGTTTAGTGTATATGGTTTATCGTTAATATAATCTTGTGATTCTAACCCTTCTTTACAATTATGGTAATAATTTAACAACATTACTATTTCATGATCGGGTATACACATTTCATTATCGTCATTACCAAACCCTTTAACAAAAATCCCGTTTGGCGTTTCTTTGATTGTAAATAAACTATCGTTGTTTGTATGTATTATTTTCATGATTAATAACCTCCTAAATAATAATATTACTTTCTTTTTTAAGTAGCTTTCTAAACTCCCTAAAGCAAAGATAATCCATTAAGTTTGCCGTTTCTTCCACGTCAACAACTTCTCTTCCAGTCCAGTCTTTCATGATAATACTTGATACTCTTTCATCATCTTTGTATAGACAATAAATATCAGCACCAAAACCACGCAACCCCATGTGGAAATGTTTCCACTTTTCAAAGTTGGTGTATTTATCATAAATACCGCCGTTGATTTCATCTGTTATGATATTCCAGTAAGTAAGAAAAGGACTGTTTTCACAGTCCTTTTTATCATACTCGTGTGCTTCTAACCAATCTTTGATTGATTCCGTTAAATAGATTCTGATTTTTTTGTTGATTTCTTTGTTATATGTAATACTCATAATATACCTTCTTTCTAAATCTAATTATAGAAAATAGCATGAACTAATTCTTGTATGCCTCCATTTGTTGTATCTTTTGCACCAATTAATGGATACCATGACACATAAAAAAGATCTAGTCCATAGATTTCTTTGAAAGTTTTTTGTAATCGTTTAAACCATTTACTTTCTCGTTCTTCACTCTTATGAGTGCTTACTCGATTATAAGTATTTTCATTGTTTGTAAGCATTAAATTCCTATTAGCTAATCCACACAAACGATAATAAGAATTCATTATTTTACGTGCTTCTTTATAATCCGCTGGTGTTGGGTTGCTAGTTTTATAACTAATTAATATATCTAGTTCTTTTTCTCTTCTTTCTGCGATTGTTAGTTTTTTCATAATAATATACCTTCTTTCTTAAGTTACCCTACATAAAAGCGGGATTTTAAATAGTTACAATAAAAAGACACAATCTTTTTTTAGATCGTGCCTTTATAGGTTTACTGGTTACAATGGCAAGATACCCAACATTTTTGTTGATTGCAAGGGTGTAAACCTTTACCGCCGTTATTCTCCGGGCAATGTTCACAATTGCCAATGTTATTTTCGGAGTACATAAATTTTATATACTCATTTTGTGTAAAGCTAACACCATACACGTTTCTTGTATATGGGCTGTATGCTTTGTATACTTCCAACATACCGTAGTAGGCTTTTACACCTACTCTACCGATATTTCTTTTTTCTGAAGGACTTAAAAATAAAGATCCTTCATTGTTTAATTTGTTTTCAAATAATCTTACAACTTTTGTGTTTTCACTTTCTTTTTCATGATTCTCAAAATAATCTAATGGCAAAGATTCAAATGCTGTATACATTTCAATATCGTATTCATGCGTTTCTTTCCCATATGCTTCTAGCTTCATGGAAATTGTATCATCTAACCAATGACCAGCATTAAGACAATACTCTTTCTCATCATCATTTTCTAAGAAGAAATAAATTACAACTTGATTGTTTTTCATCAAAGGGATCTCATAGATTTCTGCATTTGATGGAATATTAACCATGTCCATCAATGTTCTACAAAGATTTAACAGTTCTTTACCATCTTCTTCTGTGCGATCTAGTGCTGAAGGTGGGAAAGAACAGATTTTTTCAACAATTGGCATAAAATTATTTTTATTCATAATTTCCTTCTTTCTACTTATCAGACTTGATAAGATTTTAAAATTTAATAGTTCTATAATGCCGATTAAAGCGGTATGCAAGACAGTGAACAATGTTCATATAATTTGTATACAAATTACTAACTACTAGGGTACAAGCCGTTGGCGTTCATTTATAAATACAAATATACTACTAATTGATATACTTGCCATTGTGCTATAATCAGCACTAACAACCATTAAAAAGTTGTTTAAAGTTTGAACCATGTCTTTTCTACTCTAAGACAAGAAAAGAGTTGCTACAATTTGTTACAAAAAAACAGAGTATCAAAAAATGATACCCTTAAGTTTAGATCCGTTCAATGTTATGTTATCCCTTATATATTACAAATATATAAGTTGTCTTTTGCTTCTTGTATGTGTTAATCCTTTGATTACGGTTTATTCCCTACTCTGCCACACGGCTTCTACTCATCAAGTGTCTTTGCGTTAAACCCTTGCAACATTACTTGCATATTATCTAGGGTTCAACTTGTATCATCATACAAGACAAAAAACTATTGAATTGTGTCTGCCACTTTAAAATGAATTTTGTTTTATCAGAATTGACAAAACTTTTTAAGATATGTTATACTTAGATTGTCTAGAACTAAGTATTTTATACTTAATGGGCTTGTAGGTGTTACCAGCACTTATAAGCCTTTTTTCATTATCCTTATGTACATTTCATCATGTACAACCGTTTTATTTATTTTTAAGATTTACTTTTGTTTGACTCTCCTTTTTAAGACTGTTTATAAGTTGTTGCTAATTGATTGACTTTTGAAAACTACCGACAACTCAATGTGGTTTGTTTTTTATGTCTCTCTCTTAACTTGTTTATATTATATCATGTATTTACTTGATTTGTCAAGCATTTATTTGATTTATTTTTTGATTTGTTTTAAAATCAAATTATGATATAATATCAATTAGATACTTGATTTATATCTTGTATCCTTTTGACAGTTATAATTATACAATACTAGTATTGTTATGTCAATACTTTTTTTAAATAATTTAGGAGTAATTTTATATGTATAATATTGTAAAAAATCAAGATGATCTTATCTTGCAGATAAAGCATTATATGTTAGATAATAATTTAAAGCAAAAAGACATAGTGATCCGTACTGGACTATCTAAGCAAACTATAAGCAATCTGTTAAACGGTAGGAGTAAAAACATGACACTAGACACTCTTTTTATGCTTTTAAATGCTTTAGATTGCAATCTATCTGTATCTTTAAATAAGAAAAAAGGAGTTATGTAATTATGATTTATATAGATAACACTCAATTAATCGCAAGTATAAAAGAATTACAATTAAGAAAGAATTATACGCAAAAACAACTTGCAACGGCTATTGGTATCTCCCCAGCTAATTTATCTAATATCCTAAAAAACAAAAAGTCATTGACGTTTGATGATGTCAATAAAATATGTAATGGTTTAGGCTACAAATTGGACTATAGTTTTATAGATACAGATAATACCAGCAAAGATCAATAATACTGTTTACTCTGCCGTATGCACTCATAAAGCCTTATATAGTCGTTTAAATGCTTTAGAATGTAACTATGCAAAGAATGAATCTATTATATAGAAGAAACACGTATAAAACAGTATTATGAATATAATATATGAGTATATCTGTTATGGTATAGTGTATAATAATTGTCTATGCCGTAGGTGTACTATTATATAGTATTATGTACATGTACTATATCTATATATTATGTCATAGGTGTATGCGGTGTATAGTTGTATTTTATGCTATTATATGTACTTGTATAGTTATAGTAGTTTGGATCTAGTTTTGCGTGGTAGTATGAGATATACTATCATGTTATGTTTGTATATGTATTTGTATATGTCTGATAGTTTGATTTTGTATGATTGCTATATATTAATTTGTTTAGTTTATATTTTAATTTGTGTAGTTATCGCAAGTGCTGGAAGTCTGCCAAACATCGAACACTCGTTTGGTTAGTAGTGTAGCATGGTTTTATTGTGCTGTCAAGTGGTATAGATAAAAGTTATAGCAAGGTTAGTTGGTATAGAGTGAAGTTATAGGTGGGTGGATTGTTAACTTGTATATGGTTTAGTGGTTAACAATGATATAATGTGATCTATTTTTGATTGTTTATGATTGTCAACGTGTATTTTTAGGTGGTTTACAATAATGGAAATTTGTTTTTTCGTGTTTTGTATTGTTTGTTATTGGTTTATATCAGATTAATAATTGTAAACTTTTGTGCGGTAATTAGTTAACAATAGTCGTTTGCTAGTAGTCCGATATCGGACTAAAGCGACACGTACAATATATTGTACAGTTTGCACACTATATCAAACAACCCTATAACGTAGTATCCTATACTATGTGGGAATAGTTGGAAATTATCTGTACTCCTGATCCTAATCTGTTTATAAATTATTTACAATAATTGTAAAAAATTCATTTGATAAAATTATAGTATTTCAAATAGATTTTTACAATTTTAACCATGTAATTTTTATACCACCAGATCAAAAAACGGGGGTTGGTTTACATTTCAAAAATTGGAAATAACTGTCATTTTAGACAGACGTGTTCAATCACCGTGTCAACAAAAATTTTTCGACCCATGCCACAAAATCATCACTTTCCCAAGCAATTTCCTACACTTTCCTAGATAAACACTTTCTGCTAATCGAAAACATGTCTTCGGAGGCGTCGTCGAGCGAATCGTTTATTATACTACTCTTTTTTCAACGCTCTCAGAACCCCTTCTTTCAAAAATCGCACTTTTCTCAAAAATCAGCCCCATTTTCCCCTTTATTTTCCCCAATTCTCTCGACGACATGTTTTTGTTTTGCGTCATTTCATGCAGATTTCACCTTTAAAAACTCAAGCAATTCCTTATATTTTTCACATCAGATTTTACACAGTTTTACACAATTTATCGAAACATGATTTTTGGCTCTTCTCGAAGCACGATTTTGACCATCAGTATCCTCACAAATCCCAGTAAATCCCTACACAAATTACCTCTCAACCTTTGCACGAAATTACTCCCAGAAAAATGCATGAATTCAACCAATCGTGCTCTAAACCGATTTTATCTCCACAATCAATCGCACAAAATCATCGTCACTTTATCTTTATAATCACTACACCTTTAACCATTTTGCCTACGAAATTGGTGACACCCTATATCGAAGGTTCTCAACAAAGACATGCACAAAAATATATAAATTACAAGAAACCACTTACAAACACTAAAGAAAACAACAACTACCTCTTCTCTCTGATCCCGAGTAAACAAGCAATTTATTGCGCAGTTTAGGAGAGACAGGATAAGCGTCAGCGTTCCTTCTCGACATTGCTACCGCAGGTAAACACCTTACAATCAAAACATGCCACTTCCATTTCTTAGCAGATCATGTTATACTGCCATTGAGGGCTTAGGCAACCCTTGGCATTTATGCAAAAACAGACACAACAAAAGATATTAAGGTATTCAAGTTGACACCCCCAGATAATGTATCGGCAAATGCATTATTAGAATTTATACTCAGGGAAATTTCTCTGGACATATTTTTTTACAATTAACAATCTTTCATTGCAACAAAGTATCTTATATGATATAATCGTGTATATGGCATTGAACAAGACATTCAATGTATTCCATGTATCAATAAAAACAATCCCTCGCAAGGCAAAACATTTTATAAGATGGAATCCCTTGAACTATCAACCAGATTTGTGACAGATAGTGAACACAAGAAATCTATCAATCAGATACTTAACCTTGCAAGCAGGGATTATTTTTATGCAAAAATTATCTTTCATACAGTCCTATAAAAAATCGCACTCTACAGATCATAAATCCATTTTACATGTTTACTCTAATAACTCTCCATGACATACCACAAAATCCATATTTGACTGATATACTTTTCTAAACATTGAGAATCGCATATAATTAGCAGCCACTATCATGTCAGATAAGCAACACCTACCATCATGCAGCAGATTCCCAAATCAGACATCTATCACAACTCATCTTAGATCCAAGACAAAAATATCTCTTATATCTCTTCATTATATCCTTTAAAAAATGTACTCTGAGAGAGCAAATTTCAATTCTACTATCTTACCCAACAAGTTATCGCCAGAACATATAAAATGGAAATTAGTAGCCGATTTCTCGTCTAAACATTGCAAAAGTATCCTAAGTAATTTCACACATAACCTAGCTCTCGCACTCATATCACATAGGGGTACACTTTACATTGAAAAGATCATTGACGGCACAAGTATATATTGTACATGAAAAAGTACAAGGATATTTCCTATGAAAAAATGCACTTGAGAGATCATAAATCAATTTTACACCTCTCCCCTACCAACAATACCAATTTACCTATAGAATGGAAATTCATCACGAAAAGCTCTTCTAAATGTACAGAATCCAGTATAAAGAAAATTACATTCTACCCAGATAAAAATATAACAAACTTCCCTCATTGCACCCGTTGACAAGGTGCAGAAAGTATGTTAAAATACCAATATGCTTAAAAAGAAAATGAAAAAAGAAAGGATATATACCGTGAAGAATATGAGTAATTTCAAAAGTAATTGCAATGAAGAGACAAAATTCTCTTTCAATTTGCCACCAGGTATCACACCAGATATGATATGCCAGATAATCAATTATAGTAATCTATGTAAAGATTCTCTCAGAGAATATATGCTGGCAGATACCAGAAAAGAAATTGCAATGAAGATTCATGATTACTGGAAAGATCATTCTGAGATATTATATCCAAGATCTTCAAGATCATATATGTGGTTGTACTACAATGAGATAGCAAGAAAAAGATTACGGACATTGCAGGAAGAAAATATAAAACAATTATCATATATGATCTACATGATGAAAATAAAGAAAGGAGAAATGAAAAGATGATCAATACAATTATCAAGACAGATAACACAGATAAAAAGAAAAGACAGATGAAAGATCAAAAGAGAAATGAGATGAGCGTCAGCGAACACGGAATTTTTTCGTTGAGTAAGCGTCAGCGACCGAAACAAAAAATAGGTAGGGAATATTTATATTCCCGTGTTTTGTATAGGTAATATGTCCTATATAGATAACACGTCTCTTATAGTTAATATTGTCGGTTGAGCGATTAAAAATTATTTGTCTAGCTATTTAGACGTGTCTATCAAATCAACACCTGTTGTACTTATGCTGAGATTTTGTCTACACACAAGTTAATAACCAAGATAGCAAAGGAGAATTATTTATGAAACAAATTAAACCCGAAGGAAAACGACAGAACTTTCATGTTATTCCACATTTTCTAATCTACAATCCAGAGTTTGGAGAAAAAAGAATATTATTTCAAATGGCGTTAGCAAACAATATGATGTTAAAATGGAATCCAGAAAAACCACCGATTCTTTATAATACAAATTTACTCGTGCGCCAAATGAGCTTTTCACAGAATTACAACTCATCAGGCATCAATGAACAAGTTAAAAAATTTATGAAATTAATTGAAGACAAAGGCTATGTTAAAAAAGTTGCATCACCAATCAAGCAGCTTACATTATATAATGTTCCGAATGAAAACACTGAAGAAAATTTATTCCTACAAAAGAAACATTACGGTATAATTTATAACTTCGAGTTCTTATACTTGCTCCGATTACATAAGACGAATTCAATGCCATATAATACCAGAATATGGAATGTATTACTCGTGTTAGCATATCTAAGATACAATATTATCATGCGAGTTTCAGAAGATTTTAATTCGAAAAAAAATAGAAAGAAAAGACCAGAAACATATGTGAAAACATATGATGATATCGGAAAGGAACTTGGATTACATCGAACTACTATTGAAAAATGTGTTAAGGTTCTTGATGAGGCAGGGATTATCTATCATGAGCAATTATTCAAAACTCTTCCTGGCACTGATAGAGTTGTATATAGTCGAATTGCTTTTACAAATAAATATAAATATGACGGAACTCAAGAATATCGCTTGGATTCCAATTACGATTATAAAAAAGAAATCGAAGAAATTAAATTACAGTTAAAACCTTACGGAGAATTTGGGAAAGCAACTAATGCTTCTTCTGATTTAGAAAACCTTGATTAATCGCTTTGTTGGCAGCATTGTGAGTAATCAAGTAAACACAAATTAAAAATTAACTAAACAATAATATACATAACGAAAGGATCTAACAAATTTTCATGACAAAACAATTAAATACAGAACTCAAAGACTTATTGACTACTTCTGACCGTATCTCATTTGAGAACATGACGCAAGAACAGTTTGCAGTAAAACTTGCAGCACAGAGACTACGAACTACTCCTTCTTCAAAGAAGAGATTAAAAAGAAATGATGGTATTCGAGCAAGAGATAGTACAACAGATACCGTGGTCTATAAGCCAACGCATGACCAGTATTATCGCATTTTTATCAACGATATCTTAAGCAATATTCGATCAGGTGGCACTGATTATTGTTTTAAATGGTATCAGGTTAAAGAGTTGTTGCGGTTTCACAAGCACACGTTGATATGCAAAATGGTCAGAGAAAGCAAGAGTGCCAGTGGCATTTATTTCAAGGTATCTCTTCCAAACGATTGGCGAAAGATTGAGAAGAACATTTTACCAGAACAGTAAGAATGAGCTACTGAAATACATAATAAACACAAATTAATAATTAAACTAAACAAATACATAAATAAGGAGACTTTTAATGAAATCCAGAAAATTTAATAAAGAAAAGTATGCAGAACAGAAGGCAATGAAGAAAAAGAATCGTCCACAGCGCAGTTATAAAAGCCTTGGGACAACCATTGAAATCCCGATTAATCACAGAAAGCATAAAATTTTAGCTACTGCCCGACATAATGATGAAAACGGCAAAGAGGACGAAACATTTACAGTAACGCTTTCAATTGCCAAAGAGACAGGAGATTTCCCAATTTGGCATCAGTTTGAAGATGATTTACAGATCACGGCAAAGAGATATTCTCTTAGAACAGCTCTGATGGCTAAGGTAGTTGAGCTTGAAACAGCTGGTGATCTTGATATACATATTGAATCTGCTGATGCTATCTACAAGCTTCTTGAATGTGCAGGCGACTACCTGAGTGGTAAATCAAACACAGTGGAGGTGCGGTAGAATGATAGTTTTATCTACGATTCTGATTGGCGGTGCCGTACTGTTTTGCGCAGGAATGTGTCGTTCTGCTGCTACCAGAGAAATGATTACGGAAGATATTTATTGCCAGATCAAAGCAGAAAGTTTACATAAAAACGCTTTCAGGAAACCAAGAACTGAAATGGAACGGATGACAGACATGATTTTTGAAGAAAGCGAGGATGATGAATAGAATGGCATTAGACAAGCAGATTCATGTGCATTCTGTGGATACAGGACATTTTTACACAGAAAAAGAAAAGGCTTTACATAAGCAAAATATGTACATTCGACAGGAACGTGTAGCAATACATAATAAGTTAAAAGATTTAGAAAAACAAGCAAAGAAACAAGGTTTTTCTGATCAGCAGATTAAAAATATCGAAGCAATTCATATGCGCAGACAAGACATTATTGACACAATATATGAGAAAAAGTTTAAAGAGTTAAGACAGTCTGATGATATACTTGATCAGATTCAATATTGGTCAACACTTAAAAGTTATAAAACTTTCCCTGCGAAAGACGTCAAAGAAAAACTCTTACTCAGACTTAAGCAGGCGGTTGATACAAATGTAAATCTTGCAAGGCATGGGCATGAAGATCGAGTAAAAATTCGATGTTTTTATGAAAAAGACTTGAATGACACAAATACTGTATCTTTGTTTGAGTCATTTTTAAGCAGGACAATTCAAGCAGAAACCAATATGTTATGCGAAGATTTAGTTATTGTCCAAGTATATTACTTCGATATTTTCAAAGATCTTTGTTTTCATGGTATGAACTACTGCGATAAAGATGGCGTGATTACAAAATATAGATACTTCACCTCTTCTGCTGGTCAGATTCGTACAAAAAAAGCTGTATTTATCAAGGAAGAAACATGGCAGAAATATGAGAAAACATTAATGTGTGGACTCACAATCGACAAAATTAATGATGAAAAACATCAAGGGAACAATGTTAACAAACACTTAGCCTACCTTGCATTGACTAATTCAGCGACTGATTTATGGGCAGATTTTGACATTGACAAATCAATCGTTGTAGATGATATGGAGACTATGGTTTCAGGACTTTTTGATTCTATTGATGATAAGACGTATGAAATTAAGAGGGTTTCTTCTTCTGTTCCAATTCCTCACATGGACGGATGCGGAATCGCAGACCCAAGTGTATTAAATGCAAATGCAATGGTGCGTATCCCTTGGATCAAAGGACTTCTTGGGAAATTTGCATTTATTGAGCTGATCAAAGAAAAAGGTTGGTCGCCAATTATTACAGATATTTACGGCAAAGAACATAATGTTATTGAAGAAGATATTAAAATCATTTTCACAAAAAGTCAGTTTAAGATGTGGAAATATTATGATTCATGGGAAGAATATAAACAATATTATCACGAATTTGGATGTACCGCAGGTTTGTGTAATGTTGAGGAAGAATACATAAAAAATGCTTCTATCAATTATCAGATGTTACAGACACTTACCGATATTACTGATGTAGAGATTGAGACATTAAGTAAAAGATCAGTCAAAAAAATCTCTACACTTTGTGATTCCGTACAGCACATGCAGAGAACCTTGGGTATTAGTCCATATAACACTCACATGACACCTTTTCAGGAAGCTGTTAAAATCTATCCAAATTTGTTGAATGATACATATGCAAAAGACACTATCAGAGAAATTAAGAATAGTATGTTGAAGAAATATCGCAGTGGAAAACTAGATGTTTACGGAAAATATACTTTCTTGATTCCAGATTTATATGCAGTTTGTGAATACTACTTTGGACATATTGAAAATCCTAAAGGATTGCTTGATGACCATGAAGTGTACTGTAGGATGTTCCCTAAAAATGATAAGCTTGATTGCTTGCGAAGTCCTCATTTATACAAGGAACATGCAGTAAGATTTAATATTGCCTACGATGCATATGGAGAAAGAAAAGCTGAAATTTCAAAATGGTTTACTACAAATGCGTTGTATACAAGCGTACACGATTTAATCTCACGAATTCTACAATTTGACAATGATGGAGATAAGGCATTGGTGGTCGCAGATAAAAATTTCGTTGATATTGCAGAAAGAAACATGAATAATGTTGTACCTTTGTATTATGAAATGAAAAAAGCAAAATCTGTTTTGATTACTCCAGAAAATATCTATAATGGATTGATTCATGCTTTTACTGGAAGCAATATCGGACCTTATAGCAATAATATTTCAAAGATTTGGAACAGTGATATTTTTGTTAATGGGTCTGAGGAAGATAAACAAGAAGCCATTGACACCGTAAAACTTTTGTGTATGGAAAACAATTTTGTCATTGATTATGCAAAAACTTTATATAAACCTGTTCGTCCTGAAAAGGTTGCTAAACAAATTGCAAAATTTACACAGAAGAAACTTCCTCACTTTTTTGTGTATGCAAAAGATAAGATGGAATCTCAGGTAGAAGAACGAAATCAGAGTTTTGTTAATAAATTATATGATATTGTTCCGAATGTGCAGATTAATACACGGAAGCTTAAGATTGATGAAATTGAATACGATAAAATGATGTTTGATGTTAATACGAAAGTTGATAAAAATGTCATCAAAATTTATGATCGACTAAACAGACAATACAGATATAAATTTAATATCGTAGATGAACGAGTGGCAAATGATTCATTTGTTAAGAAAGCAGTTTTGAAAGAATTTGCAGCAACTGGATACTCTGAAATTGAAATCACAGACATACTGGTCAAACATTTGTATTCTAAAAACAAACGATATAAACAGTTGCTATGGTTTGTATATGGAGAATATATTGTTGAGAATCTTAAACATCATATTGTAATTAAGCCAATGAAAAAAGTGCAATGTGTTGATTGTGGAGAATTATTTGAAGTATATATTCGCAATGCCAAAAAGGTTCGATGTGCCGACTGTCAAAAAAATTATAGAAAAAATTATAGAAAGCACTACTATAAAACCTACAATAAATAGCAATTTGAGAAAATTGAACTTTTGATATTGGTCAAAAAACAACCGTTTTTTTCGGTTAAATATTTTTTTAAAAATGACGAACAACCGAAAAAAACGGTTGGTGAAATGTGTGTATATGGAGAAGCATATATTTATTCTTCATATACACATCAATTTTTAAAATTTTGAGAAAGTAGATGATGATAATAACTAAACTTGATTTTTATAAAATGATTGCAAAAAAAGAAAATATTTCACATGAAATGATTAAGAAGATTTTTCGTTCAGCCGAAGATATTTTATTTGATGAATTATCTTCAGTAAATGATTGTGAAATTAAAAAGATTTATATTATGGATGGATTAAGTGTAGAATCCAAAATCGTGAACAAAAAAGAACGGAATCTACCAAATGGAATTAAAGTTCAAAATGAACCAACAGTTAAAATTACTCCTAAAGTAACTCGTTGGTATAAAGAAAAGGTTAATCAGAACAGATAAACTCTCAAAATACCAATAAGCCCATGTGGACTTATGCTCACGCTGCTTGCAGCTAAAGAAATTTCACACCGTGAGTTCCGAGGTCTATGTCATCAAAAACAAAAAATCAGAGATGGTATCAGAGACTTGCAACTGTTCTATTAATATAGTAGACCTCCAGAGGAAACTGAAAAACAACCAAAGGAGAAATCATGAAAAAGAAAATTTCAATTATCACATTAGTTATGGCAATGCTACTGGCAGTTGGAGGATTCACTACTTCTACTGCTGTCTCTGCGAAAAATAAAAAAGTCAAATGTTTGGGAACATATAAGATTACTGCATACTGCGGTTGTCGGTCATGTTCTGGCGGTTGGGGAAACCGAACTGCTTCAGGTCGCAGAGCAAAACAAGGCAGAACCATTTCTGTTGATAGGAGAAAAATTAAATTAGGTACTAAAGTCAGAATCAATGGACACTGGTATATCGCACAGGATGTTGGCGGGGGCGTAAGAGGAAAGCATATCGACATGTACTTCTCTTCTCACTCACGGGTCAAGAGATTCGGCAAAAAGTACCGTAAAGTATATGTGGTAAAGTAACAAAAAGCTAATTTTATCACACGTAAGAAATATCGCCTATAGAGCATTAATGAAGATATTTTGGTGAGCATGGGACGCCATGCAAAACACAGAGGTATAAAGCTCGTATGTTTGGGGCTTGCGTATAGACATTTACCATAGAATTTACAGGAGCAATATAACTCTGATTTCAAATGTGTTGGACGCCTTTTAGTGCATACGCAAATTATTTGTCGGTAACTCATGTACACATCAAGTAGTGTACACCGACTAATGGATATTTTCTCGGATAAATACCGAGCCTCCATTTATTATTCTGGCAGGTGGCGAAATGTCATCTGTACATTATATTAAAGGAGAAAATAATTATGAATACAACAGCAATTACAACATTCAATAACGAAGAATTTGGTAATGTGAGAACTCTTACAATTGATGGAGATCCTTGGTTTGTTGGCAAGGATATTGCAGAATGTCTTGGATATTCTAAGGCACGAAATGCTATTTCTTCCCATGTTGATAACGAAGATAAAAAGGACGCCCCAATTCAGGGCACCCTTGGCGGAACACAGACGATGAAGGTTGTTAACGAATCTGGCGTTTACTCTCTTATTTTTGGAAGTAAACTGGAATCCGCTAAAAAGTTCAAGAAATGGGTTACATCTGAAGTTTTACCGTCTCTTCGCAAGACTGGTACATATACAGTAGTGGCGACTCAACCGAGTGCAACTTCTTCTATTATTGTTCAGCCAATGAGTGATATCGAATTGCCGAAAGCAACGAATACTTGGTATCTTAAAAACAGAAAACGTATAAGAGAACTATGTGATCTCATGGATATCGAACGCAGAACACTATATCATCTGATTCTTACGGAAATCGGCAAGACAATTGACATTGAGCAATCAAAATCAATCTATACAAGAGATCACGGGTTTCCACCAGAATTCATCATGGATGTTGTTGGTTATTTCACTAAGATGCAAGAAATTGCTGATGAATATCTTGACAGATTATTAGAAAAATATGAGTCTTTGAATTCAGATAATGATGAAGAAGATGAAAGTGTATAGTAATTTACCATATTATAAAACATTGCACCTTGCGTGCCCAACAAGAAATGAAGTGATCCGACTAAGATCGGTGGATTTATGCTATTAGCTGATAAAAGAAAACACAAATCGTTGAAAGAGTGATGCCGAAGTACAAGGTGGAACTCGTGTAGAAACTTGCGATACTCTAATCCAAGGTGTTTTGGTCGCACAAGAAATGTGTGTCTTTTTGATGGAGTTGTCTACAAAAATTACACAATTAAGTGTATGGCATATTCTGGAAATGTTATATTTCGCTTATTGTATGAATAAGTATGCCAAAAGTGAGGAGGAATCACTCACTAAAATTTGTGTTAGTTTTGTTGAAATTAATACAGATACAGAATGTGCATGTGGCAGAGCTGGTTTAATGCACCTGATTGCTAATCAGGCTTACGTGGGAATGCACGTAACAGAGGGTCGTAGCCTCTCATGCACGTTTCAGCTGCGATAAGCCTAATTTTGGTAAGGCAGTAGTCTTGAAAACTACTAGTAGCCGTAGTGATACGGTGTCTCAGTTCGAGTCTGAGTCGCAGCGCTAGTTTGTCCTGTGATGTCTTTCGAGCTCACGGGCTTATATCCCTGTTTATCCCGCTAAGGAGGCGGATCTGACTGTAAATCAGATGGCTTCGGTCACGAGTGGGTTCGATTCCCTCAACAGGGACGACTAGATCTGAGAGGCATACGATGCGCAGATCAAAAAAATATGCGAATGCCCTGATGGCTGGTGAATATTGGTAACCTGTACCTCTACTGATATTCTGATGGAGTTCATCACTTCAGTTCGCCCTAGAAAAGCAATACTTACACACTGTTGCTTTTTAGAAATATGTATTGTCTCGCCAGTGTGTACGTATGAGAGGCAAATACATATTCGTTATTGACATGTAGCTCAATTGGACAGAGCACAACGCTACGGACGTTGGTGTTGCAGGTTCGATTCCTGTCATGTCAGCTCGATTGGCTAGTAGCTCAATGGTAGAGC